ATTCAGGGTATACAAGGCATTCAGGGTATACAAGGCATTCAGGGTATACAAGGCATTCAGGGTATACAAGGCATTCAGGGTATACAAGGCATTCAGGGTATACAAGGCATTCAGGGTATACAAGGCATTCAGGGTAGAAGATTTACTCCTAAAGGTGTTTGGAATTCAACAGCAGATTATGAATATTTTGATATCGTTCACTATCTTGGTAGTAATTGGCTAGTAAAAGAAGATTTTATAACTGAAACATTAACTAATGTAAGTATAGATTCTACAGGTATAATTAGTTGTGATCCAGTTAATTTAGACAAGGGATTAAGGGTAGGAGACAGAATATATGTATCTGGAACTGCTGACGGTGGCACAGCAACAATTATCGGTTATAATCCGTTAGGAACATACTACTATATTATTTCTGTACCGGACGCTAGTTCTCAATTTAAATTAAGTACAGCTATTGGTGGAACACCTATAGGGTTTACTGAAGGAACTGTAAGTGGATCAATGATATTTACACTTACTTCTGGTATTATACCTGTTGAAGGAAACAATTGGACATTACTAGTGTCTCAAGGATTACAGGGTACACAAGGTATACAAGGTATACAAAGTGTACAAGGTGTACAAGGTGTACAAGGCTATCAAGGTGCTATAGGGATGGCATTTAGAATTGCTCAAGTATTTATAAACAGAGCTGCTCTAATGAATCATGAAAATATTGGTGCTCCTTCAATTATACCAGGTGAATTTGCTATAATTAATAATCCAGATAAAACTGATCCAGATGATTCCAAATTATTTCTATATGCAGGACCCAAAACCGGAGGAGTTGGAGGATATGTAGAAGTAGGTGATCTTAGTGGTGCACCAGGTATTATAGGGCCCGCAGGACCTGCAGGTACTAGTGGTGGACCAGGCGTACAAGGTCCCCGTGGTTTTGGCTATGATCAATTACAAGGTATACAAGGTGTTCAAGGTAGCGGTACTCAAGGTCGTCAAGGTATACAAGGTATACAGGGTGGCGGTTTTGATCAATTACAAGGTGCACGTGGAGCTCAAGGAGAAACAGGACTTCAGGGACGTCAAGGTGTTCAAGGTTTGCAGGGTTTACAAGGTATACAAGGTAGTATAGGTTATGGTATAAATATTAAAGGCGTTGTATCTACTGTATCTGATCTTCCGCCTGGAGCTACAGTAGGTGACGTTTATGTAGTTGATAGTGACAGACACTTATATATTTGGGATAATTTAACTTGGGTTGATGCTGGTCCAATAAGTACACAAGGAATACAAGGAATACAAGGAATACAAGGAATACAAAGTATTCAGGGATTAAAAGGGCTACAAGGACTACAAGGACTACAAGGACTACAAGGACTACAAGGACTACAAGGTCAAGCAGGTTTTGGTATTATGATCAAAGGTATTGTTGCTATTGTAGCTGATCTTCCAGCTGGAGCTACTGTAGGAGATACTTGGATAGTTCAAGATGACAGACATCTTTATGTTTGGAATGGTTCAATATGGTTAGATGCTGGCCCAGTTAGTACACAAGGCGTACAGGGTTTACAGGGCGTACAGGGCGTACAGGGCGTACAGGGCATACAAAGTTTACAAGGACTTCAGGGAATTAAAGGTAATTTAGGTACACAAGGGTTAACTGGTTATGGAATAACTTGGCGTGGTACTTATAGTAGTCCTACAGTCGTATATGATACTAACCATGCAGTTCAGTATAAAGGTGACAGTTGGATAGCAATACGTGGTAGTGGAATAGCTAGTCCAATAACTATAACTAGTGTAACAAGTGGCGGAGTATTTAATTGTTTGTCTACAGCAACAACGCTTAATCCATCAGGCTTGTTAGTCGGCGATAAAATTAGAGTTAGTGGTACACCAGTTACTAATCCAATAAATGATAGTAGTTATAATACAAATGGTACTGATTATTATGTAATAGCTATAGGTGGTTCACCGGCGACTTCATTTGTATTGAGTTTAACACCAGGTGGTCCTACCTTAAGTACAACCGCAATTACTGGTGCACCAGCATCAATGCTATTTTTAGCTCCTTATGGTTTTTATGGTAAAGAGCCAAATGATACTAATATTAATTATTGGAATCGTATGGTTAGTCAAGGTATTCAAGGATTAAAAGGCGACCTAGGATCATTACCCATAGGAGGATCAGCAGGTGAAATACTTGGAAAACTTAGTGCTACAAATTACGATGTAGGTTGGATTGCTGCAAATGGCGGTGGCGGTGGCAGCGGTGGCATTACTAAATTAGTGTTCCGTTTAGACTATACCAATGGCGGAACACTACATACAATATCAAAAATTAGTGGACTTGGTGAAGCAGTTATTGCATCTGGTGCAAACAATACAACTTCAAAAATTGATATAACACTGACTGGTTTTACCCTACCACCAATTGGTATAATGTATTGGGCATTTAATCCTGGCTCTTCTATAGCAGGTAATACTACTGGGCCAGGATATGATGCTAGGCATGTAGATAATCAAACTACTTTTAAAGGTCTTGTTGCAAGTAGTAGCGGCCCACCAGATGCATTTACTGCATTTGATCCGTCTGTACATCGACTAACATTAGATACTAGTCCCAGTAAGGTTGGTAGTGTTGTAAATGGTGCAAATAGACATGCATATGTAATAGTATATGGAATATAGTTATGGCTATAATATCGTGGAAAACTAATGCAACACAACTTGGGATTCCACCTAAAATCCTTACAGGAGCAGTCTTACAAGTAGAGGGTAAAGATTTTTGGCTTTATCCCTACTCTCAAGGCGATCAGTTTTGGGCAGGTGGACAAAATCCAAAATTTTATACCTTTACTATAGCTTTTAAGGTTAATCCTACTTATCATAATAGTAGTTTAACTAGAGCACCAGGCTATTACAACGGTCTTGATATAGAAGTTGGAGACTTTGTATGTGGAGTAGTAACTAATAAATTTTTGCAAGTAATTAAAATACTTAATAAAAGTGACAATCAAATTGTTGCAGTATGTGAAGATCGACTAAGATATAATGCTTTTTTATATGGGAACCCGGCTATTGATATTGGTGAAGATGTAATCTTTTTTCAGATTAATGAAAGAGGTATACCAATAGTAGATCCAGTACCAAGTACTATTAGTAGTGAAGTTTTTAGCATTAGTTTAGCTAGCTATTTTCAATACTTTAATCCAGCCGAAAACTATCAACTAGAGCAATTAAATCACGGATTTAGTATTGGTGATCCTGTTAGTATTGATAGTGGATTCTTTCAAAAAACTAGTATAGGTACAATCGATAGATATATAGGTACTGTTACTCAGGCGGGACCAGGACCAAATAGATTTTTATTAAGACCGAACAATGGTATAATTGATTATGTACCAGGATTACCAGGCGATCCTGGTGATTTTATCTACATTGATGATAGTACTGGAGAATTAAGTACAATTTCTACAATAGAACGTGCATTATTTATTAAGTTAGCTAATGCTATACCAAGCTTTACACAAAGTGCAATAGCAAATATAGATGCAACTGATGGTGATGTAGTAAGAATTAATGGAATAGATGTTACACTTAATTCTAGTGCGGGTACGCCACAAGTCCCCCTATTAGATATTGTAGATAGAATAAATTTACTTACACCATATCATTACGTAACTGCTAGAACTATTTTTCGACCTACAGAAACTAAAACTGATTTTGCTAATGTTGTAGCTAGTCTAGGTGAGATATTAGCAAAAGTACCTTTTACAGGTGTTATAAACGGCGTTAGTGTATTATGTGATACACATATTAATGGCGATATTTATACAGCTAATTACTCTAACAACGTATTTGCAGTTTCGGCTGATATAGCTACTGACATCAACAAATCTGGTATACCATATATAGAAGCTAGTGTAAGTTCTTCTGGAGAACTAGTATTAATTAATACTGAAGGCGGGCCTATTACGCTTTCTAATTTATCACCAAATCCAGACGGATTTACTTTTAAAGAAATTACTGGTCTTAATAGTGCTAGCAATGCATTTACAGATAAACTACTGTACCTATATAGATTAGACGGTGGCCCTATAATCTTATCTGATATTAGCGGCAGTTATTTTGACACTGCTGACATAGACAGCAGTCAAAATGGTAGATATTCTTTAGGTTTAAAAATTGAGGGCGGAGTAGGTGCAAAAACCGGCATTCAAGGTATACAAGGTTTAAGTGGTTGGCAAGGCTTTCAAGGTGTACAAGGCTATGAAGGCCCACAAGGTATAAAAGGTGGTGGATTTGATCAAGCTGATGGCTCTCAAGGTAATCAGGGTACTCAAGGTACTCGTGGTCCAATAGGTCCACAAGGACTAACTGGTACTATTGGTACTCAAGGTTTAAGTGGTTCTCAAGGATTACAAGGTATTACTGGACAGGGATTACAAGGTATTCAAGGTGTACAAGGTTTAGATGGTACGCAAGGAATTCAAGGAATTCAAGGAATTCAAGGAATTCAAGGAATTCAAGGAATTCAAGGTTTTGGTTATGAACAAAATCAAGGTATACAAGGTATACAAGGACCAGGTTCTGCCGGTGCTATAGGATATAGCTACTATACTTATATTGGTAACAACTCACAAGTAATTTTTGGTGCTGGTTTAGGGGTAAATACAGAAAATGTATTGGTTACATTAAATGGTGTTACACAAACTCCTGGACTTGATTTTGGTGTATATTTAAATGATGTGGTATTTACTGTTGCGCCATCGACAGGTACTAAAGTAGGTATTAGAGTTTTAGGTGCAATTGGCATACAAGGTATGCAAGGAGTATTAGGTCCACAAGGTTTTGGTTATAATCAACTACAAGGTATACAAGGACTACAAGGCTGGCAAGGACTACAAGGCTGGCAAGGACTACAAGGTATTGAATTTAGGGCACAAGTAGGAATATTACCTCCTAGTAACCCTAAAGTAGGTGATTTTTGGTGGGCTAGTGACATTGGATCATTATTTTTCTACTACTATGATGGTGACTTTAATCATTGGGTTAGTGCTAATGTAGGTGCAGAAAGTTTGCAAGGTATACAAGGCATTCAGGGTATACAAGGTCGTCAAGGATTACAAGGTATTCAAGGATTACAAGGTTTTGGTTTTGCTCAAAATCAAGGTATACAGGGCATACAAGGTATACAAGGTATACAAGGCGTACAAGGCGTACAAGGCTTTGGTTTTGCTCAAAATCAAGGTATTCAAGGTATTCAAGGTATTCAAGGTATACAAGGTATACAGGGCATACAGGGCATACAAGGTTTTGGTTTTGATCAAAATCAAGGTATACAAGGTATAAAAGGTGGTGGTTTTGATCAAAATCAAGGCATACAAGGCATACAAGGTATACAAGGGTTGCAAGGACTACAAGGTATACAAGGAATTCAAGGTATAACTGGTGAAGCATTTATAACTACGACTTTTACTGGACCACAAGGTATAGCAGGCATACAAGGTATACAAGGTATATATGGTACTGCTTTAACACAAAGATATACTAGAACTGTTACAACAAGTGTATTGGCTACTGGAAGCGGACAAGATTTTAGTGTATCAGCTTTTAAAGGTTATGGTATTTATAAGATTGAAACAGATAGAGCTGCTTGGGTAAGAGTATATACAGACAATGCTAGTAGACTATTGGATCAATCTAGAGCAGAAGCAGACGATCCTATATTTGATTCTGGACTAATTGCAGAAATAGTTACTAATGGGGCTAGAATTGTAACACTTATGCCTGTTGTATTAGGTTTTAATGATGAAAATCCTCCACAAGATGTTATGCCTGTTAGAATAGTAAATAGAGGGGGTGCTAGTATTGTAAACGTAACTTTTACTATTATTAGAACAGAGATATAACGTGGAAAAAGAATATATTGTAATTTTAAAAAATGCAAAAGATCTTGATCAGTTTTATGAAGATATGGAATCTTACTATGGAGATAATGAAATTCCAGCTAGAATTGTAGACTGCATACATAGAAAACCAAATAGTCGCAGTACACATTATCGTCTAACAGATGAAGAGGCCGAGCAGGTTAAACAAGATAGCAGAGTATTAAACGTTACTAGAACTCCGGAAGATTTAGGAATAATACCTCGACTTACTAATACTATTATAAACCCTCAACAAACATGGAATTTTTTTCGTCCACCTGAAAACAAATCTGCTTTTAGAACATACAGTGGTTGGAATAAAATGTCTAACTATAATGATCCTTGGGCACAATATCCTGGTAATACAGATTCAGATTTAGCAAATCCTCGTAGTGCACATTATGGTAGCAGTACTTGGATAAATTGGGCACTATTACGTTGTACTAAACGTGCTCAGATACCAAATTGGGGCAAAGATGGATCTCCTGAAGTTTTTGAAAGTATAACTCTTGGTGTACAAGGCGAACATGTTGATGTAGTAATTGTTGATGGTATTACTGATCCTAAACATATAGAATTTAATAAAAATAGTGACGGTACTGGAAATAGCAGATTTAAATATTACAATTGGTTTCAACATAATCCACAAGTTACTGGTCAAACAGCAGGTACTTATCCCGATTATAACACAAATTATCAATCATATCCAATTAATGATGAAAGTGATCATGGAACGCTTACAGCTTCAATAGTTGCTGGAAATTCTTGTGGTTGGGCTAGAAAAGCAAACATATATAACATAGAATACGCATCAACTAATAATATTAATTATATAAGAGAATTTCATAGAACTAAGTCTATAAACCCAACAACAGGTAGAAAAAATCCAACAATTGTTAATATGAGTTATGCGTGGAGTGATCTAAAAGAAATGGATCAATCTAAATTTATTTGGTATAAAGGAACCAAGTATACTAGACCTGGTAGTAGTTGGATATGGATAAATGGAAAGCTTAATTTAACAGCAAGGTTTAAATTTGGATTAATATACGGCTGGTATGAAGTTAATAATAATCGTACAGGTATAACAACAAATACTGTTATATATCAAGTTAGAGTACCTAGTATAGACGAAGATATTGCTGATGGAATAGCAGAAGGTATTATTTTTGTTGGTGCAGCAGGTAATCTTTTTCATTATGTTGATAATCCTAGCACCTCAGCTTCTGCACACTACAATAACAGACTATCATTTCTTGACAGCGAAAGTTTTATTAATGATAGTTTATATTTTCACAGAGGAGCTACTCCTGGAGCCACTACAGGTGTAATAATGGTTAGTGCTGCAGATTGTGCAAAAATAGACAGAAAAGCAGATTTTAGTTGCGCTGGCCCAAGAACAGATATATTTGCACCAGGTGTTGGAATTACTGGTGCAAGTAACGGAGTAAATTACTATAATGACAGAATTTCACAAGTTGACCCTAGAACTGCTGAAATTGATCCCGATCTAACTACAGGATATTTTAAGCCAAAAGCACCCTATACAAAAATACATTATAGAACACGATTAAAAGGCACTAGTTTTGCTTGTCCTAATGTTTGCGGAGTATTAGCTGCTATACTTGAAGCATATCCCACATTAAATCAAACACAAGCAAAGGCTAAATTAATAGAAATGTCTACTAGTAATCAGCTATTAGATGAAAGCCCAACATTTGATCCTAGCTATTCTAATACACATTTTAGCAGACTTAATACTACAACATATGGTGCATCTAACAGATACTTAGGCTATATATCACCACCAGTATCACAAAGTGCCTTAGCTCAACAAAAATTTCCTAAGTTTAATAATAGTACTAGGAATATAGATGGACAAACTTGGCCACGAATTAAGTTTTATAGACAAACCTAATAAAGGATTATAATATAAAATGCCAGCTATAAATTTTCCAAATGGTGCAATTAATGGTCAAACTTTTACTGTTGGTGGTGTAACCTATACTTATGACGCTTATAATCCAAGATGGGTAGCTAGTGTTTCTAGGGGCATTCAAGGCATTCAAGGCATTCAAGGCATTCAAGGTCTTCAAGGCCGTCAAGGTCTTCAAGGTTGGCAGGGTATTCAAGGTTGGCAAGGCCTTCAAGGTATGCAAGGTCGACAAGGTATTCAAGGTCGACAAGGTATTCAAGGTTTACTAGGACCTATAGGGCCTACAGGTTCTAAAGGCGATGTAGGCGTATTTAGAATAACTAAAATTTATATTAGTAGATCAATACTAGAAGGAGATTTTAATCCACAGATAGCCGTTGGCCAGCCAATGACAGCAGGTGAGTTTGCTATAGTAAAAACTACTAGCTTAAGTGATCCTGATAATGGTAGAGTGTATTTGTGGCTAGGTCCCCCAGGCGCATCAAACTGGTTATTTGTTGGCAGTATTTTTTCTATGATTGCCCTGCAGGGTTTACAAGGTACCCAAGGACCTCAAGGATTTGATGGAAGACAGGGAATACAAGGCATACAAGGACTATCAGGAACAGCAGCTAATTTAGCAAAAATAGATAGCGATATAATACCTACATTAGATAAAACATTCGACTTAGGTAGTCCAACAAAAAGATTTAGATCACTATATTTAGCACCTAGTACAATTTATTTAGGTGATACTAGTGTTAGTATTGCAGAAGATGGTAGCTTAATAGTTACACCACCAGGTTCTGCTCAAGGAATTAATCTTAGTCAATTTGTTAGAGCAGGATCAATTGCTCCTACAGATGAAATAGAAAATTTATTGTGGTATAATACTACAGAATCTAAACTATATATTTATAGTAGCGGCAGTTGGATACCTATTACTGGCAGTGATGGTGCACAAGGCCCAGAAGGTCTACAAGGTACAGCCGGAGAAATCGGTATACAAGGTCCTAGAGGTTTTGAAGTACAAGGTATTCAGGGTGCTCAAGGTGCAGAAGGAGCTCAAGGTGCAGAAGGTTCTATAGGTATAGAAGGTGCACAGGGTATACAAGGTCCTAGTGGAGAGTATTTTGTTGCCGAAGTTTATACTGGTCCAGAAGGACCACAGGGACCACAGGGACCACAGGGGCCACAAGGTGAGCAGGGTCCTAGCGGAGAATATTTTGTTGCTGAAATTTATACCGGTCCAGAGGGACCGCAAGGTCCTCAAGGTGAACAAGGTCCTCAAGGTGAACAAGGTCCTCAAGGTGAACAAGGTCCTCAAGGTGAGCAAGGTATACAAGGTATTGCAGGTGAGTACGCTGCTCAAGGTATACAAGGTGAGCAAGGTATTCAAGGTGCTGATGGTCAAGGTATACAAGGTATACAAGGTGAGCAAGGTCTTATTGGTATACAGGGAACAACAGGTGAATTTTTTGCTATAGAAACTTTTACAGGTCCACAAGGTATACAAGGTCCACAAGGTATACAAGGTATACAAGGCATAGGCGAACCAGGTATACAAGGTATACAAGGTGTCGAAGGGCAACCAGGTATACAGGGCATACAAGGTAATAGTTATCTATATAGTTCAGTAAATTACGTACAAACTAAAGAACCTTATCCAGTAACTGTAGACTATTTTATGTCATTGCCTGTAGATATTGTTACAGCAACAATATCTACAAGCGGTAGCCCAGTTCAAATTATAGCGCAAGGTGATGTATTATTTACTCTATTGACTGGTGATCCAGGTATTGCTGAAATAAACATACTTAGAGACGGTGTACCATTAGATCAATTAACTACTATTTCTACATATACAACAGGTATTGCAAATCCATTTGTTATACAAATAATAGATGACGTAGTAGCAGGAACATATATATATTCACTAGCAATTACAAATATGACAAATGCGGAAAATGTTATATTTGGTAATTACACTGGCCCAGTATTGAGTATAGTAGAGCTTCATAATGTAAAAGGTGTACAAGGTGCGCAAGGTGTACAAGGTGAACAAGGATTACAAGGAGAACAAGGAGAAGTTGGAGAAACCGGACCACAAGGTGATCCAGGTGAACAAGGAGAAATTGGATTACAGGGTACACAAGGACAAATTGGATCACAAGGTATACAAGGACAAATTGGATCACAAGGAGCACAGGGTACAAAAGGTCCTATAGGTATAGAAGGTGCACAGGGTATACAAGGTTTTAGTGGAGAGTACTTTGTTGCTGAAGTTTATACTGGTCCAGAGGGACCACAAGGACCACAGGGATTAGAGGGACCACAGGGACCACAGGGACCACAAGGATTAGAGGGTACACAAGGTACACAAGGACTACAGGGTGGTGGCTTTGATCAAAATCAAGGTATACAAGGACTACAAGGTACACAAGGACCACAAGGACCACAAGGAACACAAGGACTACAGGGTGGTGGCTTTGACCAAAATCAAGGTACACAAGGTACACAAGGTACACAAGGTACACAAGGTAGACAAGGTACACAAGGTCAGCAAGGACTACAGGGCGGTGGCTTTGATCAAAATCAAGGCACACAAGGTATACAAGGACCACGTGGTAGAATAGGTATTCAGGGACTACAAGGACTACAGGGTGGTGGCTTTGATCAAAATCAAGGTATACAAGGACTACAAGGTAGACAAGGTACTCAAGGTACTCAAGGTACACAAGGTACACAAGGACTACAGGGTGGTGGTTTTGATCAAAATCAAGGCACACAAGGCACTCAAGGTAGACAAGGCACTCAAGGTAGACAAGGCACTCAAGGTACGCAAGGACTACAAGGTGGTGGCTTTGACCAAAATCAAGGTACACAAGGTACACAAGGTAGACAAGGTACACAAGGTAGACAAGGTACACAAGGTAGACAAGGACTACAGGGTGGTGGTTTTGATCAAAATCAAGGTACTCAAGGTACTCAAGGTAGACAAGGACCACAAGGTGTACAAGGTACACAAGGACTACAGGGTGGTGGCTTTGATCAAAATCAAGGTACACAAGGTACACAAGGTAGACAAGGTACACAAGGTACACAAGGTACACAAGGTACACAAGGACTACAGGGTGGTGGCTTTGATCAAAATCAAGGTATACAAGGATCACAAGGTATACAAGGGCCACAAGGGCCACAAGGTCAACAAGGGCTACAGGGTGGTGGCTTTGATCAAAATCAAGGTATACAAGGACTACAAGGTAGACAAGGTACACAAGGTAGACAAGGTACACAAGGTAGACAAGGACTACAGGGTGGTGGTTTTGACCAAAATCAAGGTATACAAGGACCATATGGGCCACAAGGACCACAAGGACCACAAGGTATACAGGGTGGTGGATTTGATCAAAGTCAAGGTACGCAAGGTACACAAGGTAGAAGATTTACTCCTAAAGGTATCTGGAATTCAACAGCAAATTATGAATATTTTGATATCGTTCACTATATTGGTAGTAACTGGCTAGTAAAAGAAAATTTTATAACTGAAACACTAACTAATATAAGTATAAATTCTACAGGTATAATTAGTTGTAATCCAGTTAATTTAGATCAGGGATTAAGGGTAGGAGATAGAGTATATGTATCTGGAACTAATGATGGTGGCACAGCAACAATTATCGGTTATAATCCGTTAGGAACATACTACTATATTATTTCTGTACCGGACGCTAGTTTTCAATTTAAATTAAGTACAGCTATTGGTGGAACACCTATAGGGTTTACTGAAGGAACTATAAGTGGATCAATGATATTTACACTTACTTCTGGTATTATACCTATTGAAGGAAACAATTGGACATTACTAGTGTCTCAAGGATTACAGGGTACACGAGGTGAACATGGGCAAATTGGGCCAGAAGGACCAGAAGGTTATACAGGACCACAAGGTGAACAAGGAGTAATTGGACCACAAGGTGTACAAGGATTACAAGGTGGTGGTTTTGATCAGAATCAAGGGTTGCAAGGGCTGCAAGGGTTGCAAGGGTTGCAAGGGCTGCAAGGGCTGCAAGGATTGCAGGGACGTGGCTTTGATCAAAATCAAGGTATACAAGGTATACAAGGTATACAGGGACTACAAGGATTACGAGGCGATACTGGTTTAGGTTTTGTTATTGCAAAAGTATATTCAACAGTATCTGCATTATTAGCAGATACTAATCCTACAAATATTGTAGGAGGTCAGTTTGCTTTAGTAAATACAATTAATTCAGAAGATCCTGATAATAGTAAACTATATTTATGGACTGGTACTAGCTGGAGCTATCAAAGTGATCTTAGCGGAGCTGTAGGTATTCAAGGTATACAGGGACCACAAGGTACTCAAGGTACACAAGGATGTCAAGGGCCACAAGGCAACCAAGGTATACAAGGATTAGTAGGAGGAGCTACCTATACTGTTACTAATTCTGGAAGTGGTGCCTATGTAATAAATGGATCTAATAATCCTACTCTTAACTTTATAAGAGGATTTACTTATTACTTTTCTATTTCTGCTAGTGGTCATACTTTTTGGATAAAAACGACTCAAACAACTGGTACAGGTGATCAATACAACACTGGAGTAACCAATAATGGTATTGATAATGGTACCATTACATTTGTTGTACCTTATGATGCACCAAATACATTATATTATAATTGCCAACATCATGGGTCAATGGCAGGTATTATTAATATTACTAATCTTGGTCCACAAGGTATACAGGGTACGCAAGGTATACAAGGTGGTGGTTTTAATCAAAATCAAGGCGTACAAGGCGTACAAGGTATACAAGGATTACACGGAGAGTTTGCTGGTCAGGGTATACAAGGTACTAGTGGTACTTTAATGGAAGTTAGCCTTATAAATAGTTCTAATGTAACTAGTCAAGCAGTGTCTAGTGTTACTGCACTAAGATTTGATAGCGACAGTGGTTTTGATGTAACTAACCTAGGTAGTGGTGCTGTAAAAGTAGGTATGAATTCTACTTTTAAAACTTGGCAAGTAGACGGTCAGGCAGATTTAGTAGCTAGTGGCTTAGATACTGTTAAATTTATAGCTGGCAGTGGTGTACAAATAACAACCAACCCTAGTAGTGTTCCAAAATCTATTACTTTTACAGCTACTGGTGGAAGCTCACTGTGGTCAAGAAAAACAGCAAATTATACTGCTATAAGTGGTGATAAATTAATAGTTGATACTAGTGGTGGTACATTTACTATTACACTACCTAGTAGTCCTGCAGTAGGTAACTACGTAGTTATTACAGATGGAGCTAATTTAGCTAATATTAACTTAACAGTTGCTAGAAATAGTAGTACTATAGAAGGTTACGCAGATGATGTATTACTAGATATAAGCGGTACTACATATGAATTTATATACGATGGAACTACTTGGCAAATTACTAGTACAATAGGACAACAAGGTATACAAGGTATACAAGGTATACAAGGTATACAAGGACAGCCTACAATATTAGAAAGGCACTATAATTTACCTGGTACAGTAAATATTTCTACAGGCACCAGTAGATGGTGGATACAAAGTAATATTTTAGTCAGCCAACTAAGAGCACAGGTTTCAACAGCCCCTACCGGTACAAGTATAATTTTAAGTATAAAGAAAAATGCTAGCGAAGTGGCACAGTTAACTATAGCTGCTACTACTAATTCTATTGAATCTAACGTTAATATTAATTCAATAAAAGGCGATTATTTTACAGTTGATGTGCTGCAAAAAGGTAGTTCTATTGCGGGAACTGATCTTGTAATTAGTTTTTTATATAACAGAGAATAATATGACTACTATATTTTCAACTACATTTATTGAATACACGTTAAAAGTCTATGAGAATGATAGGCTTATAATAAAACAGCCTCATAACCCTACCAACGGGTTACCGTGGCAATCAGAAGCAGAATCTTTAATCTGGTGGGAATCAGTTAAATTAGCCTATGGCCCCCCTATTATAGCCGAAATATCAGAAGAATAATTTAGGATACAACATGGCAAAATTAGTTACCTGCAAGTCTTACAATAAATGGCCATCAATCTGGATGGATCCAGATCCCACCAAAAATAGAATATTTTTAGATAATTTCGCTTTTAATTTTACAAATCTTTCTCCTCGCTCACTAGAAATATGGCAGTGGCAAACTAGGTATAATACTTACACAAATAGCGGAGAATGGGATAATTACGGTCCTATTCAATTAAATAATATAGATAGTAACGCATGGGCAGCAAGTAATAATGATTTATGGGCTATGATGGGCTTATTTGATAATTGGCTGCTTAGCTTGGACCTAGAGTCTGCAAAACCTACTAGAGTATGGAGAAGTGCTTTAGGTACTACTGTGGCCACCTACCCTAGAACCTCCTCAGCTGGAGATACTCAAGGAGACTGGTGGCTGGGTAAAGAGATGACTCGTCGTAGCAATAGCTGGAGACATACAGATACTTTTTACTATGTACATTTATTAGAACATGTAGAAAATATAACATTTACTGCAGATTCGTGGTCTTACTCTGGTGTAACTATTACTATTAATAAAGGTAATCACGGATTTTTTACCGGAGACTATGTAACAGTATCTGGAGCTATTTCTTCGACTAACCCCCCTAATGGACTATTTTCTATATCGTCAGTACCTAATGCTAATAGTTTTACTATTACACTTGGTACAGCTCCTAGCGGAACTGCTGGAGGTACGGTTACAGTAACAGGTACTGCGTATAGAGGTTGGGGTATTGAAAATGAAGCACAAGCTGCAGCAATTGCCAGTAATGGGTGTAGAGCAGTTGTTCTATACGGACACAATTATACTTACGAAGATAATAGCACAACAGCCGGAGTTAGCAGACCTACTTACACTCAATTGAATCTAGGTGGTTATAAATTTTTTATGGGTACAGACCCTAGTCATATATGGTTTTGCAGAGTAGAGCAAATTAATCCAGCGAATTTAAGTATATATAAATATACTCTTAGTGCTCCATTTACAGAAACAACAGTAACTAGCAGTCAATTGCCTTCTGGAACACTTACAAATAATGTTTTTCCATCATTACCTAGTAACATAAGACATGCTACAGAAAATCGAAAGGTATTTTATTACGCCCCTTTTAGTACAACAGATTTAGCTGTATTAAGGATAGAATGGACAAAATCTACTGGTACAATTGCAACTACTAATTGTATAGAAAATTTTCCGGCAGGAACAAGTTTTGCAACGTATGCTGCTATACCTACTGCTAATAACTATAACACGTTTGGTATAAATAACTATTGGCAACGAGGACATCAGTTTACAAAAAATAATGTAAACTACATAACTTTTACTGTTATTGATAAATTTATTTATAGCAATAGTGCAAGATTACCAACTGTAAAAGCCAGAACATGGCTAACTTTTAAAATTGAAGCAAACGATAGTCAACTAACTTTTCATAGCGCTATTAGTTTTTTAACTCCTAATGACTTTCCACTAACATGGGTGCCGTACAATACAAATGGCGATAAAATTGTTATAGCTAGTACAGCAGGTACAGGTATATATACATTTGATACAACAGAATTTGACGCAACCTCTTGGTCTTATTCAGTAGTTGGTGGACTAACTACCGTTACAGTAAATAAAACTGCTCATGGTTTAATAGCAGGAGAAATTATAACAACTAGTGGGGCCGTGGCAGATAGTAATGCACCTAATGGTTGTTATAGAGTTAATAATGTATTGAACGAAAATAGTTTTACTTTTGTAGTAACGGTTAATGATAGTGGTACTCTGATTAGTGGTACAGCCAGTGGAACTATGCATGTTTCAACAGGCTGGCAGCCAGGATATATAGCTAGTATTAGAGCCAGAGGTATAGGAGTAGATAGCCAAAATAGAATCTGGGTAACTACTAGAAATCCTAACTTAGGTAGAGTAGATATTCATATGTTTAAAGAAAATATGCCAACAAGAGTTGATATAGCTTTAAGCAATCCAGTACCAGGAACAACTACTAGATACACGTATCAAGGCACGGCAATTAGTACCAATATTATAGTTAACGCATATGATTTCTATAATAATAGGGTGGCCAGCACAATAACATTAACAGCAAATAGTAGAAATATATTATTTGCAAATAATACCAATATTGTACAAGTAACCACTAGTAATTCAAATTCAGTTTCAGTACCAGTCACGATTGTAGGGCCAGGACAAACACAAATTTCTGCTAGTATTAATTTATAGGAATTTTTATGCCAATAAGAGAGCTAGTTAATGAAAAAAGGACTCGTGCATGGAACTACATGTTTGAAGATCCTGACCCTAATAATAGAAGAATATACATAAATAATCAAGCACATAATATTGACAATCTAAATGTAATACCTGGAGATTATTTCTATGGTCAGGGTACAGACATGGTGGCAGCCCCTGATACAGCGCACCCAGTAGATTGGGGCTATACCGTTCTACAAACAATGGGACGTTGGTGTCTTCAGTATTCTACAGCTAGACAAGAAGCACATATTTATCCAGGTCATTCGGATCCTTGGATGGCCAGTTTAGATTATTATAATCTGCCAGGACAGCAAAGTCTCAAAACCAGCACTGGGTTAAGTGTAATAATGAGTCATAGCAGCTACAGTGGTAACGATGGCCTAATGAGTTATTGGGCAGGCTATGATTTTAATAAGGCACCAGTTTTTTACAGTGCTAGTAACGGAGCATTTTGTACTGTATTTTACGAAGATCCTTACGGTATCGATGATTTTTATGCTATAAGCTACGACAATGGAACGTATTACCTAGGCAAACTAAGGTTTACTGGGGCTGGTGGGGTTGCGTTTACCTCAGCTAGAAGTACTGCAAATAATTTATTTTTTGTTGGTACATTTGCAGATGGTAGCGCTCTTTTTGCAGATGTACACGGCAACACACAGAGTATAGAGTTTTATAAAATAGGCTCATTAGCCACATCATCTTTAGTTAGTACATTTGTTCATCCCGGACCTAGTACTCACCATTACCAATTTCCAAGTAATATACGGCATGATTCCGCTAGTCGCAAAGTATTTTATCAAGGTGGATGGGATCAGAACGCATTAGAAGATAATAAAGAAGCTATTTTTCATAGATTCGTTTGGAACCCTGTATCTGGAGAAATTACTTCTACTAGATGTACATTAGTATATCCTACAGGCACAAACCACTTGGACTATCAACGATTAGTTAGATTTGAGCCAACTTATCATAGTCAAACCAGAAATGCCTGGTGGTATAAACCACACCAATTTACTATAGGTGGGCAAACCTATATTACTTATATGTTTATAGATCGTTCGGCGCCTAATTATCCGTATGAAAGAGCCTGGTACTATCGCCGAGATAAACAAAATATTTGGATTACCTTTACAGTAGGTTCTGGAACAAATGATCATATATTAACTTATCATAGTACTATAATTTGGGATAGCAGTAATAGGCATTATCCACGATACTATTTACCTATTAATGAAATTGGTAATCAATTATTAATAATTAGAATGGATACAGTGTGTACTATAAGTTTTGATCCAGATCGTGGTTGGTTTGAACATGATGTAGAATTTATATCTGCTAGATCTGTAGCACAAGATACTACAAATAGAATATATATAAGTACTTCTGGAATTAACAATTATTATGATTCTGGTACACAGCGTTACGACTATTCTAATGCACGAGGACACGGTATGGTTTACGAATATTTACCTAGCCAGCCAATATCTGTTAGATTAAGTTTAGATCAAATTAACTATGTGTATTCTGGAATAAATAGTACAGCTAATTTAACCATAAATACAAAAAACGTAGTATCTAATACACAAGTATCAGCAAATGTAAAATTAGTTATTAACGGTAGCAATGCTAAATTTAGCAATAACAGTCAAATAATTACTGTAGAAACCAGTGCTAATAGTAACGTAGTAGTGCCTATAACTATAACTGGGGGCGGTAGACCTTTAATCACTTCTCATGTGGTAATATAATGTCAGAGCTTATTAATCAAATAGTTTTTCAAGGTGGTGTAAAAACAGAACCAGGATTAATTTCTACGTATAATGAAAATCATTTAATGTTGGAAATAGCAGATACAACTTATAAGTATGAAATTAATACTTGTACTATTTCAGTAACCAGCACAAAGTCTACGATATTAGGTGTATTAGAAGTTGTATCTACAACCAATACTACATGGAGTCATCCTATAAGTATACCAGTATGCGTACAAAGTGATATATCTCTACCTATTAGTTCGACTAGTAATGTAAATGGTATAGTAGAGTTAATTGTGTTAGATAGTAATGATTATGCGCCAACAATACCTGTTTCAGTAATAACTACCCCCGGTACAGCGGAAAATCAACCTTTCTGGAGCTGATATGCCATTGTTAGTACATGTTAAACGAAATCAAAGCTATAATTGGGTAATAGAAGATCCGGATAATAGATATGGTAGAATTTTTGTTGAAAATCAAGCACTAAATGTCAATGATTTAACCCCAAGACCTGGAGAATCTTTCTGGCATAGTGATAATACTTGGAATACTACTACTACAGCAGCCGCAGACTGGAAAGACTGGCCAGTGGTCATGACTGTTGGTAAATTTGGTAATAGTTGGGCAGATAGTAGACAAGCATGGCCTGCTGGTATAGGACGCTGGGATCCGTGGCTATTATTTCTAGACTATAATTTTACACCGCAAAAAATAATTTATGCCAGCACTGCTGACAGATGGTACATGTTTTATCCTAGAGACATTACTACCGATAATATGAGACAAGACGTGTGGGTAGGTGAAAACTTAGATACGTTTGCCCAAACACGTACTACTACTCAAAATGATTGGACTACTCCTATAAGATTGCGTGAGGATGGTAATTGGATAGGACTAAATCAAGATAATAATACTACCGCAGTAGTATTAATGCTCATGGATCCGGCCGGTCTCACAACTTATAATATTAGAACTACAACTAATATTATTCATTTCTACATGGGATCAGATTATTTTGGTACAGATTATTTTTTAGAAGTTAATTGCAATACACATGAATATTCAGTAATTAGAATAGGTAACCCTAGCTTTACAGGATCAGCCGTTAGTACTAGTACAAGTACAATATTAACTGGAATAACGGGCGGATATACTGGCGTCATATACCAATTTCCAAGCAACTTCGTAAATACAAACAGTTATTACTGTACATTTTATAGCAGCCATTATAATGTTTCAGGCATATTAGAACCTAGAAAATTTACTTGGAATAAACTAACAGGCCAAGTTACATCTACTACATGTAGTGTTGCATATCCAGGACCTGATACTTTTTCTACATATGGTCAAGTAGCTAGTAATAATAATTACAATGCTAACAGCAGTAATACCTGGTGGATAAAGCCACATGTTTTTGTAAAAAATAATATTACATATATAAGCTTCCTTATTACAGAAAAAAGCATACATAACTATATAAACGAAAGATTTAGTAATATTAAACAAAGAGCTTGGATAACTTATTCTGTAGGAGGCAATGATCACGAATTAACGTTTCACAGTGTGTATAATTGGCCTACAAGTTATGACATGCCAAGATCATGGGTTCCTGTTAGTGACTCTGGAGACACGCTATTAGTTTTTCAGATAGGCAGAGTAGCTAAATTAGAATTTAGTCCGATATCAGGATGGACAAATCTTAATACAACTAGTTTAGATGTTCGAGCATATGGAATAGATAGTACAGGCAGAATATGGCTAGTTAATAGAGGTATGGCATCAGCAATTCAAACAGGCACTACCGCAGATAATTTAACAGGTACCGGATACAATAGTATTTATATATATGATCCATCTAGTGCTAATCAAGTTACATTATCAATGGATCAATCTAGCTATAATTTTACTGGGACTACTATTAATTCTACGCTAACTGTAAATGCTACTAATAGGAAAGAATTAGCGGAGTATGGTAATGCTGCTGTAACTAGTCTAAATCCTTTTGGAAATGCAGGTACGTCCTGGTCAGTAACCTTTGATGGAACCGGAGATAAGATAGTAGCCGCTACATCAGACGATTTTAATTTCTACTTAGATGATTTTACTGTAGAATTCTGGCTTTATAGTAGAGTAGCTTGGTCTAGTCAAACCAACTTGTGCGGTGTTGTAGGACATAAAACTGGAGACGCTACGCAAGGTTGGCAGATTTATAGAAACAGCACACAAACCAATAAGCTAGTAGTCAGGTATGCAGGCACACAAGATTTTTATTCTACAGCGGATGTAGGCACAGCAGTTTGGGAACACTGGGCGTTGGTTAGATCAGGTACAAACTTAAGATGGTTCAAAAATGGCGTAGAGGCCGGATTGAATGTAACAGCGGGATTTAATATCTATGATTATACTAGTCAGCTAAATGTAGGATTTAGTCAGACTTGGAGTGTATCATTTAATGGTATGATTAGTAATTTGCGTATCTTAAAAGGTGTTGCTGCTTATTCAGGTAATTTTACTCCTGCCACTAGTAATTTAACCAGCAGTCAAGCTGCCAGTGGCAATTTAGTAGCCTTTACCAGTGATCAAGTAAAATTGTTGACATTTCAAAGTAACACAATTGTAGATACGTCGGGTGCTCATTTAACTAGAATGAATATGCAAATCATAGGCGATACTATGACCTTTGATAACGGTGCTAAATCCCAGGTTATAGCCACAGTAAATGGCTCTTATACCAGTAACGTATTCATAACCGGTAACGGTGTTTCTTATATTACAGCGGTTAGTATTATTGCACCTTATTGGATAACTCCCGCTGGCGATTTGCCACCAGCGCAAGTCAATGTGGCATACAGCTTTCAGCTTTTGGCTGGAGGGGATGGCGCATTAAATTATACGGTGTATTCAGGGAACTTACCAGCTGGAATTACTCTAAATAGTAGTTCGGGACTTATATCAGGGGTTGGTGAGGATGCAGGAGCCACTGCTAATTTTTCTTTTGTAGTCAGAGTGTCTGATTTAAATGCTGCTTATCAAGATCGAAGTTTTAACATTACTATAAGTACGGGCGTAATTACCCCCTTCTCTGCAGAAATTTTATTAGTAGCAGGTGGTGGCGGAGGCGGCGGAACTTACTATGGCGGGGCTGGTGGCGGCGGAGGTGCTGGTGGTATACTACATGCTACATCAGTTACTCTTACACAAGGAACATCTTTGGCCTGTACAGTAGGTGCTGGAGGTGCAGGGTGTGTAAATGGAACGTTGAATTCTTCAGCAGGCGGCAACACCAGCATAGTTATAGGTAGTAATACTTATACTGCTTACGGTGGAGGCGGTGGCGGATCTGCATCTGGTGGATTAGGCAGCGACGGAGGCAGTGGCGGCGGGCAAAATAATTACATCAGTATTCAAACACCGCAACCTCCTTTTGCAGCCTACGGCTCTAACGGTGCAGGATACGCAGGAGGTGGAGGTGGTGCTGGTCCTGGTGCTACACCTGGGTCAGGATATTCGGCTTCAAACCGAGGCCACTGTGGCGGCGCTAGTACAGTAGGAGGAATAGGCAGGCAGTTTGATATCACCGGAATTAACACTTATTATGGTGGCGGTGGAGGAGGAGGGTCGGAAGGTGGCTCAGGGTCAGCTGGAGGTTTAGGAGGTGGTGGGTCAGGCGCCAGTGCTTGTGGTGGTACTTCTCCACAAACTGGTAGTCCTAATACCGGCGGTGGTGGCGGCGGTTACGGCGCTTATGGTGGAGTATACGGTGTCACTGCTGGCGGAGCATCAGGTGGGTCAGGTGTTATTATTATAAAATATTTAGGCTCTCCTAAAGCAGTGGGTGGTGAAATTAGTACGATAAGCGGTTACACAGTGCATAGATTAACTGCCACCGAAGTTTTCTATACGTAATATAAGGTAAATATCTAATAAGAGATATGAATTATGCCTAATTTTTCTTTTGTTGTTGGTGACAGCTTACAGATTGGCACAGCTACTATAACAGCCACAGGTAATACTATTGTACTGCCCACAGGTACCGGTGTTGGCGGCACGCAGGTAGCCACTACACAAGAAGTTGCCACAGGTGGTGGAGGCGGTGCAGGGGCTGCATACTTTAACGGTTACTTGCAAGATTTAAGATTGACCACGGGATATGCACGATACACAGCTAACTTCACTGCACCAACCGGAGCCTTTCCTGTGTTATAAGCTGGACCATGCAATTGTGTGTAAAATTGTTGGTTACATTTAATCAAGGTTTAAAATTATGCCTATATCAGTTAGAACTCTAATAGCAAGTAGCTTGCCACAAGGCGTACAAGGCGTACAAGGCGTACAAGGCTTTGGTTTTGCTCAAAATCAGGGTACACAAGGTACTACAGGTAGTGGTACGCAGGGTTTACAGGGTTTACAGGGTTTGCAGGGTTTGCAGGGTTTGCAGGGTTTGCAGGGTTTGCAGGGTTTGCAGGGTTTACAGGGTTTACAGGGTTTACAGGGTATTACAGGTACCGGTGCGCAAGGCATACAAGGTTTAGCAGGTAGTGGCGGTAGTGGCGGTAGTGGCAGTGGAGCTGGACTACAGCACACCACTTACACTTATACGGGCAATGGTAGTACAACAACTTTTGCAGCCACCGGTGGTATAACAGTACATACTGTGCTGGCAATCATAGGTGGCGTAACTCAAACACCCACCACAGACTATACTGTCAGCGGCAGTAACGTCATATTTACTAGCGCTCCTCCTGCTAATAGTCAAATACAATTACGTGTACTTGGCGATGTAGTTAGCAGTGGCGTTGCACCTAAAATTAGCGCAATAACTATAACTGATAGCAGTTATGCCGCCATTGACGACACTGCTGTGGATACCAGTGGCGGATATATCAAGTTAACCGGAACAGGTTTTGCCAGTGGTTGTTTAGTATACTTTAATCAAACTCCAGCAGCTAGCATAAGTTTTATATCAAGCACAGAGCTACAAGTAGGCACAGGTGCACTGGCAGCTGGTACATATGTGGTTTATGTGATTAACAGTGATGGTGGTGTGGCCATTAGCGTACCAGGTGTTACTTTTAGTAGTTTACCTAGTTGGCAAACTGCTAGTGGTTTGCCCGATCAGTATGATGGTGTTTCAATATCATTAAGTCTAGTAGCCACAGAAGCCACCAGTTATACACTAATATCGGGATCATTGCCGCCTGGCCTATCCTTGAACACCAGCACTGGTGTTATCACAGGCACTGTAACTGGGGTCACAGTAGATACCACTTATACTTTTACAGTGCGTGCTACCGATGCACAAAATCAAGATAGCCCACGTACATTTACAGTAACTATCACTGTGAGTGATCCTTACTTTAGGTTGACTACACTGCTATTAGGTGGGGGGCAGGGCAATACTATAGTACGGGATAGTTCAGCGAATAATTTTAACTTAACTGTCTTGGGCGATGCTCGTGCTAGTAGTTTTACTCCATACGGAACTGGTTATAGTCTGTATACTAACGGCTCTAGCAGTTATGCTTACCTTGCCTATAATGCCTCACGCAGTATAGGCACCAACGATCTTAGTATAGAATGTTGGATTAATGTTGTTAGACAGCCAGCAAATTATAGTAGAATTTGGAGTCATCAAAGCAATTGGGGTTTAGCAGGTAGCGTGGGAATAGAGCTAGCGTTTGGGACTGTTGATTCATTAATACAAACTCTAATAGATGGAAACTCTACTACTTATTTTAGTGCTACAGCTTCTGGAGCCAGCAATGTTGCACTATATAAGAATCGTTGGTGTCATGTACTGGTAACAAGACAAAATGGTACACTAAGGCTTTTTTTGAATGGCATATTAAAAGAGTCAGTAGCCGGTGCGACCACTAATATAAATGGAACATCTACTACTAGTTTTGGTACAAATAGTCAATTAGGTGGAGATCTAACAGAAATTTTTATTAGCAATTTCCGTATGGTTATAGGATCGGTTCCTACAAGTTATCAAACTAGTTCAACTACTGTAGATGCTCAAATTTTTACACCTCCTACTACTAAATTAACTAATAGTAGTCAAGGAGCCGTTGCAGGTGATGTTAAATTATTGTTATGGCAAGACAATAGGTTTATAGAAAATATATCCAATGCTACTATTAATTTAGTAAATAGTCCTGTTATATCTCATAACAATCCATTTTATACTCAAATAGCCAACGGCAGTGCATATTTTGATGGTAGTGGGGATTATTTGCAGGGGCCAGTAAACTCAGCTTTTGCTTTTGGTACTGGCGAATATTGCATGGAGGGTTGGATATACATGACGGCTGCTCCTGCTAGCCCTTCTGGTCTGATTGATTTACGAAGAGGTTCGCCTAATTTCAACTCTCCTTGGTTAAATGTATCATCAGGGTATAAGTTAACTTTAAGAGATGGAACTGTTGGTGTTGATGTTGTTACGGGGACAACAAATATACAGCTTAATACTTGGGCGCACGTTGCTGTAACAAGACAGGTTACAAGTAACGCAGGAACAAGGATTTTCCTTAATGGTGTTTTAGACGCTAATTCAATTACCAATAACAGTAATTATACAAACGGAGCGTTGACACTTGCAACTGCCGGAGATTCGTTGGGTAATTTTATGTTTACTGGTTATATGTCGGATGTACGAATTACAAAAGGTTCTGTACCGACAAGCTATCAAACCAGTGCGATAACAAGTGGTACTTCGGTATTTACGCCACCTACCCAGCCACTGACCGCTATAGCCAATACACAATTATTAACCCTACAATATCGTCAACCACACAACAATCATGGATTTCAGGACGCCAGCTCGAATCAATTCTTAATCACTCGTAACGGTAATGCTAGTCAAGGTACATTCAGCCCATTTAGTCAGACTGGGTGGAGTGTTTATTTTGATGGTGTCGACGATTACCTAAGTATAGCAGACAATGCCGCTCTAGACTTGGAAACTGGTAATTTTACTATTGAATTTTGGATGAACCCTTCATCCACCCCAACTGATGCGTGGCCAGATATGATAACTAAAGGAACAGGTTCTACAGCGGACAGTTGGAAAATAGCCTATAACATAGGGACTAAATCGGCTATTTTTTATTTTGGTGGTGGAAATTTACATAGTGAAAACAATCAAGTACTTCCTGGTCAATGGACACACATTGCATATGTGCGTAGTGGTACTGTGTTGACATCCTTCTCGAATGGAGTTTTAACAAATACTATAACTTGTTCAAATAATTTTAACAACGCTAGCAGTTTAGTAATAGGTAGATGGGATACTCAAGTTTGGAATGATTACGCAGGCTATATCAGTAACCTGCGTATTGTTAAAGGCACTGCCTTATATACCACAAACTTTACACCAAGTACCACACCACTAACTGCTGTAGCAAACACCAGTTTATTAACCTGCCACGACAACCGCTTTAGAGATGCTAGTACCAATAACTTCGCCGTCACTCGCAACGGTGACGCCAGAGTAGTTGCCTTCTCACCCTTCGCCCCCACCGCAGCATACACACCCGCACTACACGGTGGATCGGCCTATTTTGATGGTACTGGAGATTTTCTTACTGTAACCGATAATCCAAATATGGAACTTGGAAATAGTAATTTTACAATTGAGTGCTGGGTCTACAGATTATCAGCTGGTAGCAATCATGGAATATTGAGTAAATGGAGTGGACCAAGCTATCCATTTATGTTATATATAACTAGTGCTAATATTATTTCTTTTAGCATAAATAACAGTCTTACCCTTACAACAACTGCTACAATAAATATTAATACATGGTACCATATTGCTATTACTCGCAGCGGTAGTAATTTTACTATTTGGCTTAATGGAGTATCAGCAGCTACTGGAACAAGCTCAGTAACTATGAATGATACAACTCAGCAATGGTCTATTGGAAGAAATGAAGACACAAATACTTGGCATTTTAACGGATATATAACTAATCTTAATATTATTAAAGGTACAGCACTGTATACAAGTGCATTTACACCACCAACCGCACCAGCCAGTCCTACAGCTAACACCAGTCTACTACTAAACTTCACCGACGCTGCCATTGTAGATCGTACCGGGCGTACGGTCGTTGAGACTGTGGCAGATGCCAAGACTAGTTCAGTGCAAGTTAAGTATGGTACAGGTGCTATGTCGTTTGATGGCACCGGTGACTACTTAACTATACCAGCGCCACCGGGCAGCTTTTTAGATCTTAAAAGTGGTGATTTTACAATAGAAGCATGGATTAATTATTCTACTACTAATGGCGTTATTTGCGGTATCTATAGAATAGGTGATACTTCTGTAATTCAGTATCTGTTGTATTTCACTACAAATAAACTTACTTTTTTTGTAGCTGCCAGTGAATCATCGTGGCAAGATTTTGTATCGACCGGTAATGTTAGCCTAAATACTTGGACACATGTTGCAGTTACAAGGTCTACGAATACAGTGAGGTTATTTATAAATGGTGTATTAGATGGTACTGGTACTATAACAGTTGGTGATTTAATGACCTTAACAGCCTCCACGAAATTCGGTGTCGGTGCTTCAAGTACTCTTGGACCACCTGCAGTAGTAGGTTCATTTTTCAATGGTTACATCGACGATCTGCGAATTACCAAGGGTGTAGCCCGTTACACTGCCAACTTTACACCGCCCACCGGCCCACACAGGTTAAAATAAGGAAACAGCATGCCTACAAAAGTTCCAACAACAATGCTAGCCACCACAGGTGTTACCCCAGGCAGCTATACTCATGCCAATATTACGGTTAATGAAGCTGGACAAATTACCAGTGCTAGTAGTGGTGGAGGCGGAGCATCGGTTACAGTAAGTGGTACTCGACCAGCTGGATCAGGGGAAGGCAACTTATGGTTGAATTCAGAAACTGGTGACCTCAATGCTTACTTTGGTAATGCTTGGGCAGTGGTCAGTGGTGGAGGGGGCTCAGCCAATATTGCGGCTGTCAGCGGACAACCAAATTCAGCTACAGATTTTATAAGTTTACCAGCTGGTACCACAGCACAGCGTCCTGTAACACCACAATCAGGATATGTTAGATATAATACTACTACCCTACAAGTAGAATACTATAATTCAACTTATCAATCATGGATGGCCCTACAACAGACAGCTGGTGCTGCTGTTTCCACTAGCTTTGATATTGAGTATCTAGTAGTCGCTGGTGGAGGTGGAGGTGGCTCTCGTCATGGTGGCGGTGGCGGTGCTGGAGGAATGAGATATGGTACTAATTTATTTCTTCTGTCAGACACAAATTATACAATTACTATAGGTGGGGGTGGCGCAGGAAGTACAAACACAGGTAGCGCCAGTGGTGGATCAACAGGCAGCGATTCAATCTTACACTCTATTACATCAAAAGGTGGCGGTGGCGGTGGCGGTGTTGCGCCAGGTAGTCCAGGTCTTACTGGGGGTTCTGGTGGTGGCGCTGGTTATAATGGCCCTGGTGGGGCTGCAATTGCAATAACTCCTATTTCAGGCGAAATTTCAACTACACAAGGTCAAAATGGCGCGACTCTGGGTAGCGATACAACAGATGCATCTGGTGGTGGTGGTGCTGGTAGTGCAGGATCAGCCAGACCATCTGGAGGAACTGGTGGCAATGGCGGAAGTGGTCTAATAGGTCCATCATTTGCTTCATCTTTCGGTGCAGCTGGCCATGGTGGATCACCTTCTACTGGATATTACGCTGGCGGTGGCGGTGGCGGAACTTTCAATGGAACCAATGGCGGTACTGGTGGTTTAGGTGGGGGCGGAAAAGGCGCCGGCACTGTTGCTGGAGCAGCAGGTACAACAAATTCCGGTGGTGGTGGCGGTGGTGGCAGCGGAAGTCAGGGCGGTTATTCGGGCGGCTCTGGTATTGTTATTATCAAATATCCTATACTATATTATGAAACAGTATCAGCTGGGCTAACATCAAGCTCTGTTATAGTAGGTGGATTCAAAATCATCACATTCACAGCTGGCACTGGCACTGTCAGTTTTTCAACAACACCGCCCATTGCTGTACAGTATCTAGTAGTTGCTGGTGGCGGTGGAGGTGTAAGAGGCTTGGGGGGTGGAGGTGGAGCAGGAGGACTATTAACTAGTACACAAAGTACTATACAACTTAATACAACCTATACTGTAACAGTTGGTGCTGGTGGTAGTGGGGGCACTGGATCTGGTTCACTTCAAACACAAGGTTCTCCTGGAAGCGGTAGTGCATTTTCGGGTATATCCACAACAGGCGGTGGATTCGGTGGTACTTCGGGACAGGGCGGGGGCACAGGGTCGGGTGCAGGTGGCAGCGGCGGTTCTGGTGGTGGGGCAGGGTACAGCGGAGCCATTGGTGCAGGAAATACCCCTAGCACAACACCTAGTCAGGGCAACAATGGTGGCGGTAGTGTTAGTACAGGAAATTATGGTTCTGGTGGTGGTGGAGGTGCTGGTTCTGTTGGTGCTAACGGAACCTCTACCACCGGTGGTAATGGCGGGATAGGAGCACTAAGTTCTATTACAGGATCGTCTACTTATTATGCTGGTGGAGGCGGCGGCGGAACATATACTGGAGGCACACCAGGTTCTGGCGGATTGGGTGGAGGCGGAAATTCTGGGGCGACGGGAGCACCTAATGCAGGTGGTGATGGTACTGCTAATACAGGTGGTGGCGGTGGCGCTTCTCATAGAAATAATGATACAACATACGGCAACGGTGGCACAGGTGGCAGTGGTGTAGTCATTCTACGCTATTCTACCAACTACTATATCAATCTCGGAACCGGACTCACCGCAGAAACAGTCACAATAAATGCAGCAGAGAAATACACAAGATTTACTGCGGGCACAGGATCAATCTCATTCACCACCACACCACCACTTACAGTAGATTATTTGGTAGTGGCTGGCGGAGGTGGCGGTGGTTCTAGTACTGGTGGTGGTGGGGGAGCTGGTGGACTCTTAACAGGGACAGGAACAAACATTCAATCCGGTGTTCCTTATAATGTTAGTGTAGGGGGTGGCGGCACAGCAGGACAATATAGTCCTTCTGTAAATCAAACTTCTGGTAGTAATAGTATTTTTTCTTCCTTTACTGCTATTGGTGGCGGATATGGCGCAGGTAATATACCTGGCCCGGCTGTGTCTGGTGGAAGCGGTGGAGGTGGATTAGGTGGCTCTACAAATAATACAGGAGCAGCTGGAACCTCAGGTCAAGGTAATACAGGTGGTAATGGTACAATGAATACCACCTACGACGGCGGCGGAGGCGGCGGTGCTGGTGGTATAGGAGGAAATGGAACCGGTAGTAGTTCGGGTGGCGCTGGTGGTATAGGTGCTAACTTGTCTATAACAGGCTCATCTGTGAGTTATGCTGGTGGCGGTGGTGGATCTAGTAGTTTAAGAAACAGTGGAGCGTCGGGCGGTGGCGGAGCAGGTGGATTTGGGGGAGGAGGCGATGGTGCTTTATTAAATGCTTCTTCTGTATATACAAGAGCAGCCGGATCAGGATTAGTAAACACCGGTGGCGGTGGCGGTGGCAGTTCGTATGTTAGTACCGGATTGGCCGGTACAGGTGGTTCTGGCGTAGTCATCCTACGCATACCCAATCTATACACAGCCACATTTTCAGCTGGCCTGACTGTGACTCAATCAAACACCGCGGTAACAGGTTATCGAGTATATTCAGTCACAGCCGGAACCGGTACTGTAACATTTAACTAGGATTAAATCATGCCAATATCATTTCCCTTAAGCCCTAGCACTAACCAAACTTATACTTATAATAATATTGTGTGGCGTTATGACGGTAATAGCTGGAATAAAGTTGGGTCTAGCATAACCGGGCCTGCTGATGTGTCGGATCGAGACAATACCAGCACAGGATTCTTCAGCCTACCTCGCGGCACCACAGCCCAACGCCCGACTTCGGTAAATGATGGTTATGTTCGATTCAACACCGACTTAGATCGTGTTGAATACTATGATGCCACCTTGGCAGCTTGGATCACGGTATCTGGTGTTACTAGCTCGCTGACTACAATGAGTGTAGATTATTTGGTAGTTGCCGGTGGCGGAGGTGGGGGTGGATATCTTGCAGGAGGTGGAGGTGGAGGTGGATTTAGAACAGGAACTAGTACAGTAAATTTTACTACAACTTATACAGTTACAGTGGGGGCCGGTGGAACAGGACCAGGAGCGGTTTTTGATAATGGTAGTGCGGGTAGTAATAGTATATTTGGTAGTATTACCTCAACAGGTGGCGGCGGCGGTGGCGGTAGTTCTGCTAACGGCTATAGCAATACCGGTGGATCAGGTGGATCAGGTGGCGGTGGGCAAGCCGGTGGATCTACAGGAAATGCAGGTGGGCCGGGTAATACCCCTTCTACCACGCCTAGTCAAGGTAATGCAGGTGGTGCCGGATATAGAAGTCCTCCAAATTATGCAGGTGGTGCTGGTGGCGGTGCTGGTGGCATTGGTGCAAGTGGATTACTAACTACTGCGGCAAATGGTGGTGTTGGCGGAACAAGTTTAATTACGGGTACTCTTACTTATTACAGTGGTGGAGGTGGTGGTGGAGCTCTTTACCCCGGATCACAACCTGCGTCAAAGCAAGGTTTAGGTGGACAAGGTGGTGGTGGAAACGGTAGCCTAAGTTCAGAAACACCTAATTCTTTAGTAGCATCATCAACTGCGGGAACTACAAACACTGGTGGGGGCGGTGGGGGCGGTGGTTGGATAACTCCGGGCGACTCTGTAGGCGGAAGGACAGGTGGTTCTGGTATTGTGATCCTACGCTATCCCGCAGTGTATTACATGATCCCAGGCTCGGGCTTGACCACATCAACTGTCACCATCGGCGCCAACAAAGTATCAACCTTTACCGCGGGCACTGGTAATGTATTTTTTAGTAATAATCCGCCTATTTCGGTAGATTACCTAGTGGTAGCCGGTGGTGGTGGGGGTGGAGGTTACACTGATGTTTCTGGAGGTGGAGGTGCAGGTGGATTTAGAACAGCAGCTGATTTTTCGATAGTTGCAGGAACATCATATACTGTAACTGTTGGAGCTGCCGGAGCGGGCGCAATACAAAGCAGTTCTACAAATCCTACTAATGGTTCTGATTCTTCTTTTCATACTATTACTTCTACTGGTGGAGGCAAAGGTGGACAAGCCTATGGAGGCGCAAATGCTGGAAATGGTGGCTCAGGTGGTGGAGGATCAATAGCCTTATCTTCGGGGTCCTATGCCGGCGGCTTAGGAAATACACCTGCTACAACACCTAGTCAGGGAAATAACGGTGGTACTGCAAATCACTCATCGGGTTCCTACGGAGCAGGGGGTGGAGGTGGAGGTGCCGGAGCAGTAGGTACTACCGGCACTACTGGAGGTGGAGGTAGCGGCGGTGCCGGCTTATCATCTTCTATCACAGGATCGTCAGTAACTTATGCTGGAGGTGGAGGTGGATCAACTTCTACAGGCACAGCTGGTGCAGGTGGCGCAGGAGGAGGAGGTACTGGTGTGTTTGGTACTGGAAACGGCACATCAGGTAATGCCAACACAGGTGGAGGTGGTGGAGCTGGTAGAGCCGGTAATGGTGGTGCCGGCGGTTCCGGCGTAGTTATTGTACGCTATCCTGACACTTACTACGCTAGCATCGGCACCGGCTTAACTGCGGAAACCATCAGCCAAGGTGGGGGATATCGTCATACTAGATTTACCGCCGGTACTGGTACTTTTGCGCTACAAACTACACCACCCCCACTCACAGTAGAATACTTGGTAGTGGCCGGAGGCGGCGGCGGCTCTAGTGGTAATGGTGGTGGTGGAGGTGGCGCAGGAGGTTTCAGGGCCGGAACAGTATTAAGTGTTAACACAGGAACTAGCTATGAGATTACAGTTGGTGGTGGTGGCGCAGGCGGCGCATCTGGAACTCAAAATGTAGGAGTGTCTGGGTCAGATTCTGTTTTCAGCACAATTACTTCTACAAAAGGCGGTGGCGGGGGTTGTACTATAGCGCCAAATCAAAACGGATTAAGCGGTGGTTCGGGCGGTGGCGGGGGTGGTTCTAACCCTACTAATGGAGTAGGAGGTTCAGGAAATACGCCATCAACTTCACCTAGCCAAGGAAATACTGGAGGAACTGGAGTTTTTGGAGGTTATCCTGTTGGAGCAGGTGGGGGCGGTGCAAATGCTATTGGAGTAAATGCAACAACATCTGCGGGAGGAAATGGCGGTGCTGGGGCAAATTCCGTAATAACTGGCTCAACTGTAACTTATGCAGGTGGGGGTGGAGGTGCTCCAGACTTTAGACAAACAAGCACCGCTGGAACAGGTGGTTCAGGGGGCGGTGGCAATGGTGTTACTTCGGCTACAGGATCATCTGGTACAGCTAATACCGGGGGAGGAGGAGGTGGCGGTGGTTTTGCTACTGGGCCTAATACTTTTTACGCAGGAGGCGCAGGTGGTTCCGGCATAGTTGTACTGCGTATACCTAGCGTATATACAGCCACAGTATCAGCTGGCCTGACATTCACTAACAACACAACCGCTGTAGTGGGATCTAGAATACTGTCATTCACAGCCGGTACAGGCACCGTCACATTCAGTCTAACATAAATACAGTATATTATTATTTTCTATAAGGAAAACAACAAATGGCACATTATGCATTTTTAGATGAAAACTACATCGTTACTGAAGTTATCGTAGGTAAAGATGAATCAAACTATGATTGGGAAGCACACTACGGTCAGTTTCGTGGTCAATTGTGCAAGCGCACCAGTTATAACACACATGGTGGAGTACATAACGGTGGTGGCACACCATTTCGCAAAAATTATGCTGGCATTGGCTACAGCTATGATCCTGAACGTGATGCTTTTATTCCTCCTAAGCCTTTTGCGAGCTGGCAACTAGATGATGCCGCTGGCTTATGGCAAGCACCTACCGCAATGCCCACAGATGGTAAGATGTATCGTTGGGATGAAAGTACCACAAGTTGGATTGAGGTTGTTATACCTCAATAGTTAAAAAAATATTACCCTACGATAAAGATAAGTGCTAGTTAATATAAATTTAATCTAGCATCTACTACTACTTTTATAGTATAATAGTAGTAGTAAAAATTTTAACTTATATAGGGCATTACCATGTCATCAACAAAAATCACAGAAACTAATATTACGCCTACAGGTGTATTGCCAGGCTATTATACTGCGGCTAATATAACGGTAAATGCCGAAGGTCAAGTTTTAACAGCTACACATGGTAATACTATAACAGTACCTCTTAGTCATTTTAATCATACTATATTTGGTAAATTAACCAAGAACATTGGTAAAAAACGTTGGTATGCTCCTTCTACACTGACTATAATTGAAATTAGAGCGTATTTAGTAAAACCTACTAACAATCTTATAAAAATAGGTGTTAGAAAAAATGGTTTATTAACTAAAGAGTTAAATATTTTAGCAAATGCTACATATGCAAATAGCAGTAGCATTAGTGAAATTGCTATGATTCAAGGAGACTATTTAACAGTTGATATAATACAACCTGGTATTGGAGCCGAGGATTTATATACGCAATTTATATACAGTAATTAAGGAATATACAAAATGATTTTTGAAATACCAATAGCTATTAGTGAACATATTACTATAATTGAAACCTATAAAGTAGTATTAGAAGAAAATAATACTGTTGCTAAATTATTTAAAATAGAAAAGCAAATAGTAGAAGAAATGGAAAAAACTGTTGAAACATATTCTGGAATTTTTTATAAACATCCACTAAGATTTGATAAAAATGGTCAACGGTATAAGTGGATAGATGCACAAGAAGTTGTAAACTGGATGTTGGGAGAAGGTTATTCTGAAAAGGAATCTGAATAATGGCTATAATTAAATATGCTACAAAAAAAGGTGTAATTAGTGTTTTTGAGGATCCCAATCCAGGAAAGAACACAATTTATTTAGAAGGTGAAGGTTATTCAAAAGATACTTTAGCCTATAAACATAATAGTCATATGTTTATGACTCCAGGTGGAAATCGCGTTGATTATCGTGGTAGTAATATTCATCTAAAAAATAGAAATATTCTAGAAACAGTAGCACCTAACGTCCTAGGTGCTATTGCAAGAAGCGGATTATTTCCTGGCAGTACTATGGCTTTAACTAAAGATGTTGCTTATGCTGGTCATACTATTCTTGGCAATGACATGAGTGCTGCTACTGCCGCTGTTGATGTATTAAACATGAACAGTCAAACTAACTTAATAGTAACTAACTATTTAAACATGGTTGAAGGTTTACAACGCGGTGTAATAAATAGAGTTATATCAAACGATTTAACTACAGTAACAGTTATGTGGTATATTGATGGCAGCTATGGTGGCCCTCTAACTGTTATACTTTGGCCCGGTGGCGGAAGTCCTCAAGAAATGTATGCAGTACCGCCTACTATAATTAGTGCCGGTACACAAATACAAACTCAATCCTATACAGAGGCTTCGCAGGGAGTATATTTTGCACTTCCCACTGAAGAAGATGGTAATACTGGTTGGGTTTCTGAATTATGTATAACTAGCAGCGGTAAAATTTCTATAGCAGGAGGGGCTACCGGACGCGGTGCCGACAGTTTCTATCCTATTAGTGAATTTGGCAAAGTAATTAGACCAACTTTTGCACTTAGACGTATAAATATACGAACTGGAGAGCGTAGCGGACCATTACAATTATTTGGCACCACTGGTTCACCATCAGCACCTGTTACATTATTTGATGAAATGATTGGTCAATATGTTGGTAAAAATGCATCTAACGTTCCTACTTATTTCTTTAACGATTGTAGAAGTGATCATGTAGGCTATTTAGTTTCACATAAAGCAGGCGAAACCTCTGCTCCGCTTAATACTACAGTTGTAACAAAGTTAGACGACGCGCCGACGGTGCCAGAAACTGTAAGATTTTCCCCTGGAAAACGAAATACAAATAGCACAGCACTAGGTGAATTTGCTAAATTTTCTTCAAAAGTTTTTTATAACTCTAGTAATATTAACATTAGACACTGGTTTACTCCCTATTTTGATAAAGTAGGAAATTATTATCCTTATTTGTACACTTGGACAACTAGTGGAGCAGAAAGTTTTACTAGATTTCCTGTAGAAATAACACTTAATAATGGTAACACAGTTGCTAATAATACTAATAATACTGAAGGATTAAGCAAAAGTTTTGGTCCTAGTACGCTTACTGGTAAACCTGCAGGTCCTAATTTTGCTGGCGGTATTAGCGGCAGATATAGAAATAGAAGAACTCTTATTAATAATGTACCCACACCAAGTGCAACACTTATTAGAAATACTGAAGGTGCTGATAATGGTTTAGCAGATTTGATGTATAATGAGCATCACACTAGCTATCAAAATATTGGTAATGCTGTTATGGATGGTTTTTTAGTAACAGGTGTAAGTACTAATTTTAATATAGATCTTGTAGCAGGTGATGTAATAAAAATAGGAAATCAAGTAAGAACTGTAAGTGTTACACCAAGTTCATCTACTGCATTAAGTGTAATAGAAGCGTTTACTACACCAAGTAGTATAGCTTTACCAATAGAAAAATTAAACAGATATTTAACTATGTACACTATGAGTGGTGTATTTAATAAATATGGTAGTACTAGTAGTGGATCAAGTGCAAGTGGTGGTAGAGTTGTGTTTACGTATAAAGTAAATATGGATCCTACAACTACTCCTCCACTGCCAAAAAGATTAACTTATCACTCATCGTTTACAGTACCTACAACTATTAAAAGTATTGTATTTTTAAAAGACGACAGAAAACTTGTAGGTATGATACTACAAGATCGCATAGTTATTTATCAGTGGAACGATGCAGAAGGTTGGATGTCAACTACAGAAATACCTGGTATATTTACAAGTCTAGGCAGGGATGCAACAGACAGAATTTGGGCCACTGAAGCACCAGCAGATAATGGATATGTAAATATTCATAGTTTAAGCATATCAATTCCTGTTAGAATTGTATTAAGAACTCTACAAACTAATTATGATTATGACAATTCACCTATTAATAGTCAAATACTTGTATCTGCATACAATTTCTTAAATCAAAGAATAAATAATTTACCTGTTTCACTAACAATTACTGGTACTAGTATGAAATTTGTTGTTGCTGGTACCGAATTACAACAAACTACAATAACAACAAGTAATACCGGTGATGTAATTGTAGATATTAGAATATTAAACGCTGGTATTAGTGAAGTAGTTGCAACAATTAGTATTTAACAGGGATAAATAATGGCAACATATAGTATTAATCCTAATTCTAGTTCAGTTAATGAGGGTGGTTCAATTACATGGACTATTATTACAACTGGTGTTGCAAATGGAACTCAGTTATTTTGGGAAAATGTAGGAACAACAACAGGAGCTGATTTTACTAGCGGATCTAATAGTGGTTCTGTAGTAATAAATAATAATTTTGCAATTTTACCTATTACTATAGCTGAAGATTTTACTTCAGAGGCAGGGGTAGAAACAATAATTATTAGGCTATATACAAATAGTTTACTGGGAACTTTGGTTGCTACTGCATCTACTGTTAATGTTGCTGATACTTCTACTGAAAAAACTTATACAATATTTCCTTCGACTACAACTGTAGTCGAAGGAAGTAGTATAACATGGAATATTACTACTACAAATGTTGCTACTGGTACTCCACTATTTTGGATAAATACAGGAAACACAAGTGCTGTTGATTTTGTTGAATTTACTAATTCTGGAGTAATTTATGTAAATAGTTCTGGTACAGCTAGTTTAACACTAACTTTAATTGGGGATTTAGTATTAGAAGGTTCTGAAACTGTAATTATATTATTAAAGAGTGATAGTATAGTAGGTCCTACAGTTGCTAGTTCTACACCAGTTATAATTACTGATAATTTTATAGGTACTAGTGGTAATTTTAATAAAGAAATAGAAACTATTGCCGTTAATGATAAATTAATAATTAGTAGCGGTATAACTAAAACTATCAATATTGTTGTAGATAGAACTGTTATTGAAAGCGAAATAAAAAGAACAGAGAATTCTAAAAAAGAAGGCACTAACCAGGAAATAATTTTTATAAATGCTATAAAGAAAATTATAGTTGATGGATTTAGACTAGATATTCGATCAGAAAAAATTTATGATGTAGATGATTTAGATAATCCTAGATTTAGTCCCAATGTTATTAACATATCTAGTAAATATTATATAAATAGTATAAAAAACTTTAGTGCTACTGCATTTAAAACTTATTTAGATGCAAACAATGGAGTTAGTTTATTAAAAATAGACAGTACTGCAAATGGGGCATTTGATGTTCGAGATTATTATGATAATAATAGACGTTGGACTGCTCTTTTTGATCTACAAACAAACGTATCTTGGGGACCTTTAAAGGTACAAATAGATTCGCCAAATTTTAGATATTTAGATCTTAGTGGTGGAACGTATGAAGTCATTAAAATTAAAAATGTAAATACACAAGTATATCAACAACCAACAGCATTACAAGCTAAAAGTATTGCTGGTGGTCTATCACCCGCAGTAGAAATAAAAAAACATAATACTAGATTTTATTTATGGAAACCTAGAACTCAAGGTGTAAGCACTGTATTAGCTAATAAATCATTATTTGTTGCTACTGATAATGATGTAGGCACTAGAGGTATTAATCCACCGCCTCCGGCTCCGCCACCTAACAAAGGTTATTTAACAAGTGAAAATGTTGTACACTTAGACACAACTAATAATAGTAATATATTAGAAATTATTATTGGAAAAACTACTAAATGGCCTGATCCTGCTAGTTCTGTATATTCAACTACTGCTGTTTCAGGTAAGTTTAATATAGTAAATTATGATAGTGTTATTGAAGAACGCTCTAACCCTCCTGTTATAGGATTTTTATCTGATTGGCAAACTCTTATAGTTACTTCAGAATCAGAAGGTCCGGACATTGAAGGAACTTGCTGGACTCAAAATCTTCCTGCTATAACTGCCACTACTAGTCAACCTGCTGTAGCAGCAAAATCCTTATTAAATGGAGTAGGAACTAAATTTTTACGAGATTTAAAAGTTGGTGACAAAATAATTAACAAAGATTTTGTTGGCTTTGGGTTTAATCAAAGATTTTTACCAACTAATCAACCAGATAATGGAGCGCCAGGTACTGGTCCTGCTCAAGTAAAAGTAATTACGAAAGTACTAAGTGATACTTCTGCAGAAGTAGAAGGTAGATGGAACCCTGTAGACTCTGAAAGTACTACTGTGCCTATGGGACCTTTTAAAATATTTAAAAATTTAACCAAACAATCTAGAGGAATTACTAAGTACTATGTAGAAGGTATTTTAGTAGCTACTTTAAATTTAGCATATCAAAGTTGGTTAATTGATAAAATTGGTGCTATGAATAGTAAAGTTAAGAATACTACTACTAAGCATGCTGCACCAGGATTTTTAGCTCAAGCAGGTATTATGGATAAAATTTTAAATGAACTAGAAGTTTACGAATTACATTTAAGATTGAAATCTTTAAAAGATCCAAATATAGACAAAGCAAGTTATTTAATAAATCCACATTTAAGTGAAGAAAAATATGCACAATCTTTAGCATTTAATAATTCTAGTGATCCTCTTGGAAATAAAAATATATTAACTATTACTAGACATATTATAGGAAACGAAAAACTTAAAACTAATACAGGTCCTGGTGAAATAGAAAATCAAAGAGAATTATTTTTTATTAATTCAAGTAGTGGTTTAAAAACTAGTATTTTATTAAATGTGCGCAGCGAAAAAGTAACTCCATTTGAATTAAGTATTAATGAAGCTTGGGCATACTAATTATGATGTTTATATTAAATTTTATTCCTGTTTATACGTGGATAGGATTAGCAGTATTAAGCGCTACTGTATATATAGCTAGTAATTTTTTACGATTTATTCCTATACCTCTGTTAAAATTATATAAACTACCTATTCAAATAGGTAGTTTAGCTATATTCGTAATAAGTATATTTATTACTGGCGTAGTTTTTAACGAAAATAGTTGGCAAGAAAAATTACGCGTAGAGCAAGAGCGGTATAATTTAGCTATAAAAGAACAAGAACTATTAAATGCTAAATTAGGTGAAGAAACTGCAGCAAAGATGGCTGTTATAAAAGATAGTGCCACGCAATTAAAACGTCAAAGCGATAATTTTGCTCTAGCTATCAAAGCTAAGGATGCTACGGTACAAAATATTATTAATAGTTTTGATCAAGCTGCAAAAGCTAAGTATGAAGCGTTAAGTGCAATAGATCGTGAAAAAATAAATAGAGATATGCAGGATGCAATAAACTTTCAAAAAAATTGTCCTGTAGTACCTGAATTATATATAAATAGGCTAAATAATATCGCGCAAAATCCTACTGAAACTGGTGTTAAAAAATGAAATTTATATTACTTTTAACTACAGTATTTGTATTAACCGGATGTCAAACTTTTTCTATAGGAAAACCTTGGCCAGTATTACCAGAAAAGGAAAGACAAGTTTATTTAGCACCATGTGAGCCATTAGAATTATTAAAAGTAGGCGATGGTATGCCTGAATTAGTAAGTAATGTAGAACAAAATTATTTAAAGTGGCATCTTTGTAAAGCTAAAGTAGACAGTTGGATTACCTGGTACAATAATCACTGGAAAAATAAGGAGCAGTAATGATTTTTACACAACAACAATTGCAAGACATTATACCCAATAATTTGCACGTTAAAAATTGGTATGAATGTTTTGAAAAATTATTTCCGTGCTATAAAATTGATACCAAATTAAGAGTAGCTGCTTTTTTAGCACAGTGTGCACACGAAAGTGGTAATTTTAAATTTTTTAAGGAAAACTTAAACTATCGCTGGCAAAGCCTGCGCAAAACTTTTCCCAAATATTTTCCTACAGATGCATTAGCACAACAGTATGAACGTCAGCCGGAAAAAATTGCTAATCGTGTGTATGCCAACCGCATGGGCAATGGTTCTGAAGAAAGTGGAGACGGTTGGCTTTTTTGTGGTCGTGGATTAATACAGTTAACTGGACGTAATAACTATACAGAATTTGCTAGTAGTTTAGATATTAGTGCCGAAGAAGCGTCAGAGTACATGGAAACTTTTGAAGGTGCTGTAGAATGTAGTTGTTGGTTTTGGAAAACTAACAATCTTAATAGATTTGCAGATGTAGCTGACATAGTTACTTTAACTAAACGAATTAATGGTGGTACAAACGGATTAGAAGACAGATTAAATCACTACAATCATATTATAAATATATTAAGTTAATTATGCGTCGGCTAGCTACACTATTTGAAGATGGTGAAAATGGCAGTTTAAGCAGCAAGCGACTAATAACTTTTTTAGCATTTATACTATGTAGTATAGCTTTTATTTCAAACTTATTTTTTAACAAAACTGTAGAAACATATATGTTTGAGGGAATGGTGTATATTACTATGGCTGGTTTAGGAGTAACTGTTGCTGAAAAATTTACTAGCAAAACTACAAACTATCAACAAGGAGAAAGTACATATACTACTAGAAGTAAAATATTAGGAAATAAAATACCTCAACAAGATAATAGAGAGCTATAAACAGTCTCTAAACTTATAGGATATAAGTATGGCTAAAAGCAGTGCTAAAAAATTACGCAGCGTACAATGTAATAATGTTGTTTCTCTAGAAATAGGCTTTGAAAATGTAAAACCATTAAACTACATTCAAGAAGAATATTTACGAGCTATACATGAAAATAACATAATTTTTGGTATAGGTAGTGCAGGCACTGGTAAAACTTATATTGCAGCAACTTATGCAGCCGGTGAATTATTTCATCGCCGCATACAAAAAATTATATTAACAAGACCTAATATAGAAACTGGACGTGGACTTGGATTTTTACCTGGTACATTAGAAGAAAAATATGCTCCCTACTTAGAACCATTTGATCAAATCTTTAGCAATAGTCTAGGACAGGGGTTCTATGAGTATGCAGTAAATAAAAATCAAATAGTACCTAAACCGCTGGGATTTATGCGTGGACTAACATTTGATGATTGCATAGTCTTACTCGACGAAGCACAAAACGCTAGTAAGGATGAGATGAAAATGATCTTATCACGCATTGGGAGAAACTGTAAAATAATAATTAACGGAGATTACGAGCAAAGCGATATTCACAACAGTGGGCTCTTAGACGCCAGTACTAGACTAGAACATATTGAAGGTATTGAAGTCGTTAGATTTCGTGATGAAGATATTGTACGTAGTAAACTATGTAAACAAATAATTTTAGCATATAAACAGGAGCTGTAATGGCTAAAACATATAAACCAACAAGTGGTATGGCTAGTGCGGCCAAGAGAGCACTAAAGTGGAAAAGTGAAGGAAAAGCCGGTGGTACACTTGTTGGCTTAGCCAGAGCTAATCAATTAAAAGATCGCGATCCACTATCAGCGAGTGTAGTACTACGTATGTACAGTTTTTTTAGCCGTCATGAAGTAGACAAACAGGCAACAGGATTTTATAGTGGACAAGAAGGCTTTCCTAGTAAAGGTAGGGTAGCTTGGGATTTGTGGGGCGGCGACGGTGGTTATAGTTGGAGTACAGCAAAACGAAATCAAATTATGCGCGAGCGTGAAGGAAAAGCACTTCAATTAGTACATATTGCTCAAAAAGGCATGATTAGTAAACCACTACGTATGATGGCAGCACAAATATTAGAAAATTATGCTAATACTAATATTAGTGAAGACTTAGAAGCATTTGGTCAATTTATGTATCATGCAGAATTATTACGTAATGATCACTTAGATATTTATTTATTAGACCTATGCAAAGTAGATCAACCTTATCGTGATATACTAGTAGAAGTATTTAGTCAACTAGATAGTATGTATGATGATGATAATAGTATAGATGATGAAGATAATAATTATGACACGCCACTAAGTTTATAAATACAAAAAGCCCAGTAGAACATTCTAGTGGGCTTTTTTATTACCTATAAACTTTTTGTTTTATTTTACAGGACATACTCCAGTTATACATTCATCATCTAATAATTCGTCAAAACTATTAGCACTATCTACATTAATTGGTTTTAAGTCTTGCATATAACTTCTAAATGTATATTCATCTACTACTTCTTGTGGTAAGTAAAGATACCCTAAATCTTTAGCTGTTTTTGTGGGATCAGTTCTATAGATAAAACTAACTCCTACATAGCAATCCCAGTTATTTAATAACCAATCTATAATTTCTGACACTTCATTAACATCATAGCTAATAGTTACCGATGTGTTTTGTTGCGTCCAACTAGTTTGTAACATTTTGTATCGTTCTAGTTGTTGAATTGCTGTTTCAAGATTAACTTCTTTACCACTATCTTTATCAAACTGCACATCTTTCCACTCTACAGGAAATGTTACTAATACTCCGCTAGGATCTGTAGGATGATTGATAACTTTATAATTAGCAGCTCGTAATATTGGAATTAATGGGTCATGAATTCCAAATTGTACGTTATTAAAAATGTACTTGCCTAGTGGTTTGTGTACACCTTCTGTACAGTCCATAATTTTGCTTAATGTACCCGATGGCTTAATTGTAGTAATATTCTTAGGACGTGGTAATCCTAGTTCATCTGCCATACTAATAGCTGCTGCTGTTGCAGTTCGTTTTAAATATTCATAATCATAACTATGCATATCAGGACGCATTGCAATACCTGTTAAACCAACTCCGCAAAGACGTAAAAAATAGTTATTAAGATGCCACGCTTCTTGTAAAATACCGTCTTTAAGATTAACACAAGTCTGACGATAGTTTGCTCTAGCAGCTAATCTAATTGCATCATGTAATTCTGCGTTATTTCCTCTAAATTTAGAAATGTCTGTTTCTGTAAGATTACAAAAACTTTTGTTGCCTAAAAGTATTTCCACACAAGGATTTGCTCCTTTAAACCACGGAGCACGTCTAAGAGCTTCTTGTTCATTAATAAACCCTGGCTCGCTACCACCAGCTTCTTGCATAAGACTGAATATATGTTTTAGTTCTTGACGACTAGGTTTTTCCTTAAATACTAAGCTGTTATTTGATTGCTGACGATGTTCACGCGCATACAACCAAAAGTCTTTTTTAGCTACTGCAAATTCTTCCCACTCCGGCTGACCATAGTCAAAAAGCGCGATTTCAGCACTTCTACGACTGGATAATATTGTTCCGAGATGATTGACAATATCAAGAATATCCATCCTAGAAAGAAGACTATCAGCCCTACCATTAAGTATGTTGGCAATTGCAACATAAGCTTTTGATATAGCACTGTCACCACTGCTAATCCATCCATAACCTTTTAACCTTTCTCCAGCAGGTCTTAATTGACTAAAATCGAGCACAAGAGTGTTAGCAGGATACTTGCCAGCAAGTAGCTTACCTATAGATTTAGCCCAAGCTTCTGCACTGTCTCCAACTTGTATTGTCCAAGTTTTTGTATCTGCATCCCAAGTTTCAACATTATGTTCAAGTCCACCCTTACTAGTACGCTGACTTTTAACAATCTTAATGTCTTTGATAGGTTTTGAGAATCCATTTAGAGTACCTACAATAGGTTTAAATCCTACTCCTGCACCTTGCAATAATAACCATAAAACATCAACTACATCATATACTGTTTCTACTTGTGTAAAACTACAATTAAACTGTGATGCTTCGCGTGTTTGTGCTACTGTTGTACCACCTAGCCAAAGTGTACGCCCACTCATTAATACTTTTCTAGCTAGCATCAATTGTTCTAGTTCTTCTAATTCTTCTATTTCATTAGAATATAGTTGACGATCTACACTGCGTTTCCACAACCAGTGTTGATGTTCACGTACTCGACGAATTGTTTGTGTCCATGTTTCAAATTGTTTACCGTCATCACTAGTAGGTCTGTTATACGTTCTTCTAGTGATAACTTGAGCGCGTGTGCTTACTTGCATAATTTCTCCTATTTTCCTGTGCTACCAAACCCTCCGGTACCACGTTCTGTGTCATTCCAGCTGTCTACAAAATCGCAAAGTATAACTGGTAGTATAACCAGCTGCGCAATTCTATCACCAACTTCTATGGTATATCTATTTTCACTAATATTTTTTAATGCAATTTTTATATTTCCACGGTAATCACTGTCAATAACGCCTACGCCGTTAAGCACAATAATTCCCTTTGAGCCTTGTCCCGATCTGTTAAAGACGAACCCGCCATAACCCTGTGGAATTTTAATGGCTACACCACTATCTAAGAGTTTTGTTTCGCCAGGATAGAGATCACACTTTTCAGTGCTGCGTAAATCTGCTCCTGCGTCTGTAGGATTAGCACGTTTTGGTAAGTAGGCAGCATTATTTACACGACACTCTACTATTTGCTTAATCTGTACATCACAATTGTGGTCATAAGTTTTGTTAATATTAAAAAATTCTATATTTTTTTTCATTTAATGGTTAACTCTAATATTTGATTAATTTCACTACAATTTTCTGGGTTAATAGCATCCCTACAATAAGTAACAAGATCCATTAATTGATAATTAAGTTCTAATTGTTCTTTACAGTCATTAATTGCTTGAATATATTTATAACGACCTTGTATGGGAATACTGTTAATAATATCCCAGGCAGTACCATACTCTTCAACAAGTTGTTGAGCGCGTTTAGGTCCTACACCAGGAACACCAGGAATATTATCACCACTATCACCCATAAGACACTTAATCGAAATATATTGTTCAGGTTCAAAGGAGTAATAATCATTCCAATTTTCCCAAGTAACTTCTTTTCTAGTAACATAACTAAATCTGCTTACTTCTGGTTTAACTAGTAGATCCCAGTCTTTATCACTGCTTATCAACCATATTTCATTGACTTTTAACTGTCGTTTTTTGCTAACAACGTATGCTGCAATATCATCAGCCTCAACGCCTTGAAAACGTAGTACTGGATAACGTTCAGCAAGTAGTTCTAAGGTTTGAGTAAAATCTTCAAAAAATAATTCAAATTCTAGACGCTCTTCATCAGTTTGCTGATCATACTTATCCTTGCGATTTTGTTTGTAAAATGGATAAATATTTTTTCTATAACTGCTAGATCCTTGATCTGCAGCAATGATAACCCACTGAGCTTTATAGCTCTTTTTTAGACTTTCAATTGTTCGTATATAATCTTCTGCAAAATTTCTAGTCCCACTATGTTTATAGCGAAAAGCAAGATTAAGTGCATCAACTATCATTAATACTTTTTCAGTTGTTTCAAATTGTGTAAAAGGTTTCATATCGTTTTTTAAGGTTTAATCTATTATTATAACACAGTTGAAACATAAAATCAAGATATAAATTTAACTGTGGATCCACTAAGCCAATCTTCTAATAATAGAATATAAAACTCGTAATCTTCACCATTGCTGTATAAGATCCAACGATTATCTAACATGTCAAGGTTGTATTCTACTGTAGCTACAAATAGTTTACTTCGATCATATTTGAATATAAGTAGTGGTAGTTTACCTACTTGACGTGCTTGTCGATCAGTCTGTTGCCACCATTCTATTAGCTGCGGAGTTTTATGCGTTAGTAGTCCACTGTTAATATGATCCTCTGCATAACCTTTTACCTCTATACAAAACTTGTTATTACTACCAGGCACGTAAAGATCACCTTTGAGTTGATGTTTAGGATCAAGTGCTCCACTTCCAGGCACTCGTTCCCAATTTAAACCAGTATGTTTACGTAAAACATCGCGTGCTAGTGTTTCTGTACGCGCGCCTTTTTGACGACTATCTATCATAACATTCATTAATCACAATTTTTTTTCATAAAATTACCCTACTATAATTTTAGACACGATGATTTACATCATGAAAACAGTTGTCAAAGTCATTCCAGTGTCTGTGATCATAGACATGAAAATTTAGAAAATAGCTCAAAAACCCAACTTCAAATTCTACACCAGCATGATCTTCTTTTGTGGTCATGTTGAGTTCCGTTCTTAAAAAATAATTAAAACGTCCAAATTGTATTTCCCAAAATTTATGCTTGGTTCCTCTCACTGCACCAGACCAAGTTCGGATGTGTCCTACCCACCTCTTATGCCAAGGGTTTTGTAGAGAGCAACAAAAATATATCATATTTGAATTATCTTTTATCTACGTCAACATTGTAGAGTGGTTTTTTAACATCCGGTATTGAATAATATACATATGAACTCTGTGCTTCACGCCCTGCATTTAATTCTTCATTGGTATTTAAATCCTGAGGACGGTTCCAGAGCAAATTTCGTCCATACAATTGTTTGGCTTCAAGTTCAGGATCTTTTTGTTTCAATTCGTTAATAAATTCTGTGATTTCAGAAACATATCCTGTTTGATGTTTGGGTCTGAACAATTTCATACTACACCACCTGCTTTCTTAACACGCTCTTGATCTGTCATTTCATAATCACGCTGACTACGATCCGGTTGTCTCAAGTGTTCTATTAGTGGACGATCTGGATATTGTTTTTGAATGGTCTTGATCACAATCCAGGTCACAAACGCCATGGTCACAATAGCCATGTGCCCAAATAGGTTATAACCCAGCAGCCAAATTTCTCCCACATATAGAGTAAATGCCAGTGCCCAAAAACAGGCCAATAAAATACTGGCAATGTATTTTACACTGACCGGAGCAGCTTTCATACCATTCTTGTTAGGATCCAATAGATGATAAAAAGTTTTTATCAAAAGCATTAAAAATTTTATAAAGCCAAACATATTAAATACCCACCAAGATTAAAAAGATTGTTATCATTGTTGAAACGTAAAATAAAATACAGATATTTTTAGCCATTATGGCATGCCTCCATAAAGCAAGGTCACAGACATAATAGAACAAATTACAACTAACATGATTACATCTTTGATGTTCATTAAAATTTCTTTCCTTAATTTTTAATATTATTCATTAACTCAGTTAAATTTTTTGCTGTTGCTGTACTCAATGTCCAGCCTAAATGCCCATGACCAATATTATAAAATACTTTAGCATTGTATTTACTTTGTTTAACTATTGGCAACATATTTGGAGTCATAGGTCTTAAACAAGCCCAACTATCATATCGTTCAGTATTAATATCAGGAAAATTTTTATTTACCCATCTTACAAGAGGTTCTATTCTTTCTGATCTTATCGTTGTATCATCACCAGTAATTTCTGCAGTTCCTGCAACTCTTAATCTAGCACCAAGTTTACTGCATACTATTTTATTTTCATCATCTAAAATACTTACTGTGGGCATAGCATCATAGTTTTTTATGTCTTGTGCAGGAACAGTGATACTGTATCCTTTTACAGGATATACGGGATGACAATCACCAATTTGTCTACTCAAATGTCTAGCTTGAGATCCGTTGGCCACAACTATTTTATCATAGGTACTTAACTCATACATAAATCTTATTTTCCTATTGAATTCATATTCAATAGAATATTTTGTTGTTAATACATTAAATAAATGATTACAGAATTGATAGATATCTCCGGTCCAATCAGATTTTGTATAAGTAGCACCAACTATATCTTGAATTTTAAACAGATTAGGTTCTATTTTAAGTATATCGTCTTTATTTGTCAAGATCGCATGGTCACAATCGTTCCAGACATATAACTCTTGTCTTTGTTTAGCTTGTTTAAACCAATTTTTGTTTCTATAAATGTGCAGTATGCCTTCATATCGTTGATCAAATTTTAACTGTTCTTCTACAATAATTTTTTCATAAAGTTTACGGGCCTGCAATCCCAGTTTTATAGTAGCAATAGTATTTTTTTCATAGATATTAGTAGCTGTATAGTATAAGAATTTAAGAAGCCAAAGTGTCTTATCCCAATCCAAACTGGGTCGGATCAAGAGAGGTGCATCTTTTTTAGCTAACCATTTTATACCCTTGTATATATTATGCCAAGTATTCCAGACTTCACTATTGCTAACACTGATTTGTGCCCCATTTGCATAGCTACTCTGTTGAGCAGGACCTGATTCGCTGTCAAAAAGAGTAACTTTATAACCAGCTTTTGCCAGATAGTAAGCAGAAGTAATTCCTACTATACCTGCTCCAATAATAGCAATTTTCATGAGATATGCCTATTTACACCTATATATTTTTTAAGTTTGTTGATAAGGATTCTATCTAATATTTAGTTATAGATAGTTTTTAATCTTCATTTCTTAATTCTAATATGTTAATAATGTGATATTCACAATTAAAAAAGTTTATACTGTATCATCACTATCGTTTCTAGACGTAAATCGCCAACTGCCGAATCTAATTACAACTACGCTTATAGCCACAACAAACACACAGCCTGCTGTGGCCACCATGTGCCACACATTAACCGGTGAGTGACTCATCATCTCTACCAAGTGTCTGGTCAATGCAGTGATTGCAATATACAACAGAAAACGCACCGGCATGTGATTTGTGTTGAAATAAATACCCACCATAGCGCCAATTTCCAGATAGATAAACAGCAACAAGAGATCGCTGATGGTAGCATGAGGCTTGGCAAATAGTTCCCAGAAAGTATAACCAGCAGCCCATATTGTTGCAGCACCAATGCCAAACAGAGCCAGTTTGTGAAACACCGTGACTAAAATATTACCAATTTGATCTGCTTGACTGTTTAAGATCTTAAACATGAGTCTGCTCTTTTTTGGCGACTATGTACCACTAATAGCCTCATGTACATGTTTAGCTAGCTTATCCCAGTCAATATTACCCCTAGCGTCCATATATAGAGGTAATTTTTGATCTAATAGTGCCATTTCTTCTATTAATTTAGTGGCTTTTTCTATTCGTTTTGGACGTCTACTCATAATCTTTTCAAGATGCTTTTTACTCATACTACCCCTCAATACGAGATATATTATTACGCTTTATAATGCTAATTTTTTCTAATAGTGGATGGCTAAAACCGTGACTTACTAAAAAAGTGTTTAAATGTTCTTCACTCAATAGCACTTCTATTAATTTTTCTTTACCATCTGTATCTAGAGCTTCTACTGTTTCATCTAATATTAGCAAATTAATACGACTGCTGCTAAGTGTTTGCATTAACTTTCTAATTGCAAGTAGTGTTGCAACATTTACACGAGCGCGTTCTCCGCCACTTAATGCGTTAATATCAATATCTTTGCCATTATCAGTAATAATAACATTTAGTTTATCACTGCTATTTACTTTAAAAGTAATTTGAAATCTACCATCACTTAAGTCGACTAAGTACTTATTAGTAATATCTTCTAAGTCTTTTACTAAACATTCTATCTTATAAGCTACAAGGCCTGTAGTACTAAAAGTTTTTGTAAGTACTTGTAGTATACTCATGCGCTCGTTCATTAAACTTAGTTGAAAACTATGCTCTTCTAACTCTTCACTCATCTCTTGCAATTGTTGCTTAATAGTTTCTACACGACTATTATGCTGTTGTATCTTTAAATTATTTTCTTCTGCCAATTTTATTCGTTGCTGAGTGTCTCTTAAATTTTTAGCTAAGCTATCATATTTAATTTGTAGTTCATTTTTTATTAATGTTTTTTCTGGCAGCGAATTATCAATTAATAGATGAAGTTTTTCCCATTCTTGTTGTTGCTGTAAATTATGTTGATATAATTTATATTGCTCTTCTAAACTACTAATAATTGTCGTAGTTGATGTTAGTGCCGATTTAGCACTTTTTATCTCCTCATTTCGTTCATTAATTAAATCAGTAGTTTTTACACTGTCAATTTTACTAAAACAAGTTGGGCAGACACCATGTAAGTTATTTAATTTTTTTATAAATGTTTCACCATCTCGAACAGTTTTCATATACTCAGCTTGTTTTTGCTGAAATTTTTTAATATCGTCAATATCTACACTAGTAGAGTTAGATAAATTTAAATCTATATTATTTAACTGTTGTTTATAAACATTATTATTAATTATTTTACGATTAATCTTTTCTAAATTCGCTAAGTCTAATTCTAATTCTGTTACCTGCTTAGATAAATTATTATCCAAAGTTTCTACTATATAAAAATTTTTAACAATTAGATCACTTTTTTCATACTTGTTTAGCCAATTATTAATAGTAGTAATTTTGGCTTGACATTGTGCTATTTCTTTACCTAACTCTAAACTAATTTCTTTAAATATTTCACTTGCACGAGTGTACTTAGTTAAATTTAAAATTTCTATTAAAAACTTTTTTCGTGCTGTATCTGCACTAGTTAAGAACTCAAGGCTACTAGCATTTGACTGATAAACAATTTGCGAAAAACTTTTATGATCAATACCTATAATATCCTCTATAATTTTATAAGTTTGTGTAGCAGTGTGTGCACTAATATCTTGGCCATTTTTTAGCAATTTAACAGTTTGTTGCGTGCCACGAGTACATTTTATAGTATAATCATTACCATCACGTTCAAGATCTAATTCAATAATATAATTTTTGTCTTTTATATATCTGTTTAAAATATCAGACTTTTTAATAGACTTACTGTTTTTATTAAATAATACTTCTTCTAATATTAATGCAATACTACTTTTACCGTGTCCGTTTTTACCAACTAGTTGTGTTAACGGTGCTTTTACAAAGTTGATAACATTATTTGAACTATAGCTAAAACAATTACTCCAACGTAATTCCTTAATTGTTATCATCTTTTAACTCACTCATTTTCAATCTTATCAAGTTGACTTTGAACTTCTAGTGCTGCGCGTTCAATAGTTTCTTCAGGTAATTCAAGTATATATCTTAAATATTCTCTTACTTCTTCAATCAAACTCATATCGTTTTCTAGCATTAATTGCACATCAGTTGTACGTTTGATTATCTTGCGATCAATTAAATCACTATCTTCTAGCTGTCCTAATTCTTGCATATCACCTTCAACTTGATAAATTGTATGATGATACTCAGTTGGCGGTTTAGGGTCATTTGCTCCAACAGTTTTTCTTATCAATTGCGGTAGTTCTAGTTTTATCCACTTGTGCTCTAGTGTTTCAGTATCTAGCAAAATAACTCCTGTGTCTACAGGTTGTCTGTGAAAACTAGTAGTAATTGGACTACCTGGATATAAAATATTTGCCTGAGAATTTTCATAGCTATGTAGATCACCGGCTAGCACAATCTTCCAAAGCTTAAATATATTTAAATTTACTTCTGGTGTTACATGTGGAGGTATACTACCACGTACGTGAGTACATAATATATTACCACCTTCTGGCCATGGATTAGCTTGTTCAAAATCTTTTAATTTATTGTAAGGAACAAATTCTATTCCATAGTCGCTATAGTAATCGTCTATAATTATTACTTTTCTATTCATTAAGTTGGTTACACGAGCTAAATTGGTTAGAAAAGTTGTAGACTTTTTAACTGCCTCATGATTACCACTATAAATTAATGTATTTATCTTGCAATTACTAATCATATCAAAATAAATTTCTAATTCTTCCATGCTAGGCAGTTTATCAAAAATATCTCCGCCTATAATAAATACATCTGCTTTTTTTTGTTGTAGTGTTAATTGTTGCCACAGTAATTCATATCTATTTTTAGCCCACTCTACAGGAACATTTTTTTGACCTAATTTTATATGAATATCTGCTGTAAATAATACTTGCATACTTAACATTTCCTAAAAATAAATAGCCCAGTAATTTAGGTTACTGGGCTTATTATTAACCTAATTCTTTAATTGCTTCTTGTTCGTTATCTGTAGTTTCTTCTTCGTCTTGTTGATTACTTAATTTTTCTAGCAAAGCTTTTATTTCTTCTGGTGTAGGTCTTGGAAATTTTTCATCAATACTCTGTGCACTATCTGCAGCAGCTCTTTCTGCCGGTGTAAGAGCGCGAGGCTTGCAACGTAATACTTGTAGTGTATATTCGACATTAAAAGTAAGTGGACCAGTTTTAACACGTTTAAATACTACATCCCAGCCTGTATCATAGTCAGTAGGATCACCTAAATCTTCTGCAGCAGTAAGAATCTGCTCAAACAATTTCTTTTTAAGGTTAAGTGCTTTAACTTTTCCGTCTTTCGGATCTATACAATTAATAGAATAACTCCAACTGCATTTTAGATCAGGATAATACTCAGGTACAGGATCTTTTTCTAAATTGTCAAATTTTTCTTTATCACGGCTAAAGGCTAGACATTCAATAGGAATATCTTTGTTGTTTGTACCTTTAATCCAATAAATATATCGAGGAAGAATACCACCAACTAATCGTACTGTATTTTCACCATCTTTATATTCATAAGTTTCTACTTTATTTGTTACTGCTTTACCTTTTGTTTGTTTAAAAGTTAGTGCCATTTATTCCTCGTATTTAAAATAAATTTTGTTGTTTTTGATTATTAATAATGTATTGTAGGTTATTGCATTTATATTTATATCAGGATAGTAAGTTAAGTCTAAATATGTGTAATTTAAGTCTTTGTATTGTTGATAACTTCTACGTCCTGCTAAGTCTATATATTGCGCTCTATATAATATATCTACATTTTTGTCTAGGAAAAAATCTTTAGCATTTTTTAAAAAACTTAATCCATTTAATTTAATGTCATTTCTTTTGTAGTGTTTATATAATATATTTAACATTTTTATTGGATTATGTTTACTTAAAATTTTAGCTTTTTGTAAATCAAATCTATATACTTTTCTTTCGACCATTATATATTATAACACAGCAAATTAAATACTACAAGTTAAAAATTCTATACCGTTATGATTTCCCAGCCTTTCTTAAGGTATAGCCCTAATCTGTCATTATTTTGTTTTTTATCTAACCAACCGCTAAATTGCACATCTACTACTATAGGATTTAATTTATCTGGATATTCTCGCATAATTCTGCCTACAATTTGTTCCAGTAAGCTATCATTACTCATTGGCACTGCTAGTATTACACAACTTAAGATATTAATGGAGATTCCTTCACTAAATATCTGTCTGCTGCCAGCAATGCACATTTTTGTTTTGTTAAGGATTTGTTCTTTTGCAAGCTGTCTTTCTTCTGCTGAGGTGTCGCCAGTAACCAACAAACATGTTTCGCCAACATATTCCTTTACCTTTTCTAGAAATTCTACCCTATCTGCTACTATTAGTACACTATGCCCATTATTAATGTGATATTTAGCTAAAACGCTAATAAATTTTCTGTAATCATTATTTTGTGTTAATTCATTTATTTTTTCAACCCAACTAGCTTTGGGATTTAATACTATATTACTTTTAATTAAATGTACTTGTGGATTAATAGTATTACTTTGTGGTGGTTTATATACTACATTACCAAAATAATCTTGGAATACTACATGTTTTCCATCTTTTCTAGTCAATGTTCCACTTAGTGCCAATCTATACCTACTGTGAAAACTATCTATAGTTTTACTAAAAGTGGTTGCTGGACAATGATGTGCTTCATCTAAGATAATAGTGCCAAATTCTTTATTTATTTTTTCTAAATATTTTACAATACTTTGCACATTTCCAACTACAATGCAGTGATCATCAATATTAAATGTTCCACTACCAATAATTCCAGGAACTACCCCAAATAAGGTTTGTATTTCGTCTATCCACTGATCTCGAAGTGCCGTAGTATGAGTTACAATTAATGTTTTTTGTTGCCACTTACTAGCTATATGTAAGGCAGTAAATGTTTTACCCCAACCTACTAGTGCATTAATAAAACATGTATCATTAGCTTGTTTATAGATTTCTTCTTGTTCTGGTCTTAGGTTAAATTTTGGTTTAGGAAAAGGAACATTATTGTATACACGTCTATCGATAATTTCATATTCTTCTGGTATTAGGTCTATGCGACCCTGTGGAACACTTATCATGCCGCCATTAAATAATCTATAATTTTTTATGGTTTCTACTGTATTAAATTTTTTAGATCCAGTATTTTTTACTAGTTTATAAGTTAACGTGTTTGCTATAAATTTAGTAGCAGCATTACCTGGATTGTCCATATAAATTCTATTACTTATAATAGCTTTCATACTAATCTCCAAGTTGATTTGATTTTTTCACTACATAAACCGTAGAATAACACTTTGTTACTATAGTGTAAAATTGCCGCATATTTTTCATTATTTGGTACTGTTAATGATTTAAATCTTTCTACTAGACCTTCAACCTCTAGTACACATCCTATTCCACTAACAGGTAGAACCTGTTTAATCTTGTAAATTTGCAGCTTAGCGCGCACAGATTTTTTATACTGAAAAATAGCTCCACTGCTATCTATAAACCAAACTTTTGGTGTGGCTATTTTTACTAAATCTTGCAGAGTATATATTGCTGTAGATATTTTATATAAATTATCTTTATTAATACTTAATCTTCGTAAACCTAATGTTTTTTGTGGCAATGTTTTATCGTCTACAATGTTTATTGTATTTATTAACTCGTTTTTTTCACTGTCGAGTAATTCTGTGTGATAATAAACAACCCCATTTTCTACTTGGGGTTGTTTATTACCTAATTTAAATACGGGCCAAGTTATTTTGTCTAACTGCATAAATTTCTTCAAAATGCCCAAAGCTATAATCATCGCCAATGTCTTGGTCTACACCAATAGGAAATCCGGGAATGTTACAGCCCCAGTCATATTGAGTATTACTACGCAATATTTCGCAATACTGTTCTACGTGCTCGGTCTTAACCAATGCCACGATTGAGTCATGTACAAGCATGAAGATTCTTGCGTCAAGTCTACGCTCGATAATTTCTCTAGCAGTTCCAATAGCTCCGAGTAAGTTAACGTCACTTGCCAGCGATTGGATTTCTGAATTAATTCCACTTCGTACTTCGTGGGCTGCGATTCCTTTGTCACTGCTGAATACGTTAGGAAGCCGTCTTTTTCGGCCAAAAAACGAGTAAGTATATCCATTTTGTTGAATAAACTCCTTGCGAGTGTCTAGCCACTGCTTTAATTTTTTAAAAGTTGTAAAGTACTGCTTAATATCATCACGAGCACGATCTACAGGGTAGTGCTGTCCTGTAGCTTTCGTAACAGTAACACTGACTTTATCAGCTCCACTACCATATAAAATACCAAATGAAATTGCTTTAGCACTTTGACGCATATCTGGATAAATTTTCTTTACCTGCTCTACATCACAAGGTAAGTCAAATACCATTTTAGCAATACTACTGTGAAAATCAGCATCGTCAGTAAATACCTTTTGCAAATTCTTATCTTTTGACAGCACCGCGGCATAGTACATTTCAGCAGTTCTCAAATCTTGCGAAACAATTTTATAACCTATTGGAGCTTTGATACAACCTTTAATTATTGGGTCGTCTCTAGGTATCTGCTGTGCATTAAATTTACCACTACTAGATAGACGACCACTAGTGGTAAAAATAAGATTAAAATTAGTGCGAATCCTATCGTCTTTATCAAGCTCAGGAAGTATCTTATGAATATATGTGTTTTGAATCTTTGATAATTTACGTACTTGTAAGATAGCCTTAGGAAGCTCGTGTTCTTCACTTAGCTGTTCTAGTACTTCTGCATCGGTACTAATAGCTCCTGTGCCAGTTTTTTTACCAGTTGGTGTTAATCCTACATAATCAAATAGTATTGAGCGTAGCTGCATAACACTATTAGGATTAAACGTTTTATTTTCATTCTTTTCAAATAATTTTACTTGATCAAAAGTGTAAATATGCTGTTTAGCTTCTTCAATCTTTGTACTTAGATACTCGTCCGCTAATTGCATACGTTCACGACTAATAGGAATACCTACTTCTTCCATGTCCATTAAGAATAAGGTACCTGGAATTAAGATTTGTGTGTAAACTTTGTATAGATTACCATTTTTTTGTATGATAGGCCAGAACTTGTTAAATAATTCTAGTGTAACTGCTGTGTCTATCGATGCATATTCACTGATAATGTCAAATGGTATTAAGTCGTAGGTAAAATTTTCGTTGAGAATATGATGTTGACGGCAATAATCTTTCTTAAATTCATCCAGTTTAGCGTCATAGTCACCATAGTCTGTGTACTTTAGTGCTAAATCTTTTAAGCCATGACCATCTGTTTCATCTAATACATAGTGCATGACCATAGTATCATGTACTTTACTACGATCAAATTCTAAATCGAGATGATATTTAAGCATTTTATAGTCAAATTTCATGTTATGGAAAACTATTGTAAAACGACTACAAATTTCACGCAATAATTGAAATGTATTTTCACCAATACAATCACAGCTAATATATCTGCCATGATTTGGCTTATAACTAATACTAATGCCGAGTACATAACCATCTCTAGGGTATAGGCCAGTTGTTTCTGTATCCATAGCTACTACACCCTGTGCGTTATCTAAAACTTCTTGAAAGAAAGCTCTAGCTTGTTCTTCATTACCAATACCACAAAAATCGCCAGTTTTAAGTCCAGTAACTTCACCACGAACATATTTGTGTATTTTATCTACTGCACGCTCAAAATCCGGTTTACCTTCTGGCTTAAATGCTAACATAGCAGGATTGCTGATAGGTATAAACTTTTCATTTATTACTTGACCTGCATAGTTAGTTACACTAGTAATTTTAGCATATTCTTTAGCCGCTTCAGCACCTACTAGTATCACTAAGTCATATAAGTTAGTATCAATATCTAGGTCTACATCTTTTTTCAGCAATTTTGTAATAGGCTTTGAACTCATGTGAAAGTGTTCAAAATCAAACTCAAAATAATCACTATATTTTGTGCGATTAGGTGCTTTGTCAATTAAGGCAATTTTCATTGAATATACTCTTTTATACTTTGTACATCTATTTGATCTAATTCGCCAGGATCAACTCCGTCTGGCAGTTTTAATATCTCTACAATGAATTCATCTTTTTCTAGTAATGGCTTTAATTGTTTAGCAGCTTTTTCGCCTGCTTCATCGCCATCAAACAATATGTACACATTTGTAACTCCTTGCGCTTTAAATGGCAGCAACTTTTCACTTACGTTATTTTGTAGTGTGTTAGTACCAAAGCAACAAATCACATTTTTCATGCCCTTGTCGTATAGATTTAACATGTCAAATATTCCTTCTACTAAAACTATGCTGCGATTAGATTGTTTTAAATAGCTTGGAAATAGGGGTAATTGAACACCATTAGGATAATTTATATATCTTGGATTTACATTACTTAGTGTATGTCTACCAACAAATACTTTTATTTGATTAGTTACATCACTAATAGGAAATACAATTCTATCTTGTAGTTTTTCTACTTGATTAGTATAGAACGCATTAAAATATTTAAGTGTTTGAATGCTAATACCACGAAATGGTTTTGTCCAAGGTGTATAACCAGCAGGATAGCTTAAACTTTCTACTGTTTTTAGTGTTTCTAATTTACGTTTAAGATTTGCTACTCTAAGAGGAACTGGATTAGTAAATACTCCAAAATATTTAAATATATTAGTTTTAAATCCACAACTAAAACAATGTGCTGCACCATTTACTCTATCAATTCTAAAACTAGGGTGCGTATCTTCATGATCTGGATTTAAACATTTTACTAAGTAATCTCTGCCACTTATTGTATAGTTTAATCCATTTTTTTGTAATAATTGTAGTACTGGATCTGTCATTTAAGCATTCCAAGGTAAATCTGCTGTGCTGTCATCTTGTTTTAAATTTTTCTTTCCAGTTTTTTTAATAGTTTCTTTTTCTTGTGGTTTATCTATACTTTGCGGACTAATTTTTAGTGTTTCCCAATCAATAGGACTAGTAAATTTCATCTCTTTTCCACCACGAATTTTAGTAGTCTCAAAACTAATAGCTTCACTACTTTTATCATGAGCTTCCATTACTAGTGCAATATCTGCAGCATCTAAAATACCTTTAGCAAACCGTGCTTCTCCAGTTGCATCAATTTGATAAGGACTTACTAATACTATTTCATATTTTCTTGCTAGATTCTTTAATTTTTTTGATACTTCAACTTGTGGTTTCCAGTCATACATATCGCTGCCTTCTTGCACTATTTGATTTAAATAATCTACTACTACAACTTGTAGCCGATCACCAAATTTTGCTTTAGCTTTTCCTATATGTAAGTCAATACTGCTAATAGTCAAATCTCTATCGTCAACAATAATCATTTGATTATCTTGATTTAACTCATGATTTCGCACTAAATTTTCTTCAAACTTATATCTGTCGCGATGACGCATAAAATCTAATACTAATTGATCTGAATCTTGAAACATATTAGCTCTACATTTTACTAATCTTAGTACTTCCTCGTCTGTTAGCTTATTTTGTTTTAATCGCTGTAAACTAACACCTGTTAGTATAGACAAATTTCTTTCCATAACTTCATAAGCAGTCATTTCTATAGAGAAGTATATTGAGCTATTCCCATTCTCATACTGATTAATAAAAATGTTGCTACTAGTAATACTCTTGCCACTACCTCTCTTCCCTCCGATAAGTATAAGCTCTTGTCTAGCTACACCACCAAGAACAGCATCAAAAGTATTATTAAGTCCTAAATAAACACGTTCTTTCTCCAAATCATCAGGATGACGAAATAACATGATATTAGCCATGTTAAATACTTTTTCACTAGTATGTGTTTTTTCTTCTATAGTCATTACTATAGTAGATAAATTTTCTTTTATTTCATTGCTATCATAAAGAGGTAGTTTGTCTACGAATTTATCTAATAATTTTACTGTTTCATTTTGTGTATATTGATCTATTAATGCATCAAGTGCTATTTCTGCTGAAACATCAGGAACTTCTGTTAGACGAAGAGTTGCTAACGTTTTAGACGCAGGCCCCTCCCTTAATGTTACAGAAAGATCATCAAAACTAGGTACTTGATGATACTTTTCATAATGCTTATTAATAGCAGTATAAAGAGAGCTATAGGCAGGGTCTAAGAATACTAGCTTAAGGCGAGCCCATAATTCTAGGTTTTGCTCTGCTAGTAGTTTATTTAAGACTACTGCGCTTGTGTCCAAAATTAACCTACTTTCGATTCATTGTCGATAATAACTTGATCTATAATTTCTGTTATTTTGTAAATTACTTCTTCTCGTAATTTTCTAATGTCTTGTTGATACTTATTGTTTTCTTCAAATAATATGCTTAATTGTTCGTGTGTTATAAGTTGTTGCAATCCAAAATAAATATGATCATAAGCTAACGTTGACTCAGGCATTATTTCGACTTGGGCTGTGCGACCATAATTATGTGTAGCTTGTTTTACTATTTCTTCAACAGTAAAACTTTCATTATCATGATATGTTATTGTAACCTTCATCTATATGCTCTAAAAGAAGAAAAGGCTGGGAGGTTTTTAATTCTCCCAGCCTTCGGGTTTTGTTATTTTTTAATTAGGCTGTTTGACGTGCTTCTGCTTTTGCACGTTTTGCTGCTCCATCATAATCAGCAACTTTGATTCCCCGACGTGTAAGTAAGGTTTTAAGACCTCGCTCAGTTTTATCAACAGCAGCTGCAATTTGTGCAACTGTCATCCTATGAATCTCTGCTCCTAGTGCTGTAACTGGATCAACATTTTCTTTGGCATAGCTATTCTTTTGCGCAGGAATCTTAGCAATTTGACCTTTGCGAGTAAGACTAAGTGCTTTGCCACGAATACTTGCTACAGTTTTATTTAAAGCCGTAGCAATATCTTCAATAAATGCGCCTCGTTCGGCCATTTGAATAAACTGGCGCTCTTCACTATCAGTATAAGTACGTGCTACTTCTACTTTTTCTGCTGGTTTAACACTGGCAGTAAGTTCAAGAGCTAAAAGTTTACCTTGAATTTGTTTAGCAGTAAATTTGCTGTTCATAAATTGTTCAGCAATTTGTTTATAGGTAAGTTTTCCTGCATTTTGTACAACAAATTCAGCAAGCTCAGCACTTTCATCTTCACTAAAAGCACTAGTTTTTTCTTTTGCCATGCTAGCAACTTCTACTTCTAGTTGACGTAGTTTACTGGCTACACTTCTAGGTGTAAAATCTTCGCCTAAAGATTTAGCAGCGTGCAAAACTGTTTCAGCAGCAACTGGACGTTGTTTACCAACAAGTTTCATTAATTGATCTACTGTTTCTTCTGACCATTTTTTTGTTTTTTCAGTCATTAATATATTCTCTTAAAAAAGTTTGTAAATTTGTAATAATTTTTATGCCTAATTGATCGGCTTTTTTACGCTTACTACTGTTGTTGTCTTCTTCATCGACTAAATAGCTGAGAGATTTATTTACTGTTTCACTAATATTAAATCCATGTTCTATTAATATACTATAAGCTTCGGCTTTTGTTCTAAAAGAAGATAGTTTGCCAGTAATACAAATATTTTGTTTATTAATATTATTAGTTACTGGTATTTTATTACGAAATGAAAAAGGCAAAAACGCTTTCATTTCTGTAAATTCTGTTTCTAACCAATTTAGTAGATTATATGTTACTTTATCACCTAAACCGGCTTTTTTACAAGAATCTAAATTAATATCGTCTATTGTAGAAATAACTGTACATAATTTATTGCTAGCTGTAAAACCCATTAATGGAATACTAAAACTTGCTAAAACTATAGCAAGAGGTGCTGATTTACTTTTATCTATTTCATCGAGTAATTTTTCAGCAACTTTTTCACTATTTAGTTGAGCAGCTATTTCTTGCTTATCAAGATAAAATATTTCAGTTATATCTCCTAGTTCTAGTTTTTCTATAGTTTTAGCACCCATACCTTTAATTCCAAGAGTTTTACAAAAGTGTTCTACTCTTTTAGCAGTTTGTGCTTCACAACTTTTATTACGACAAAAGAGTTGATCTCTTACTAATTCTAGTTTAGAATTACAACACGGACATTCTGTTGGAATTTTAATTTTCATATAGATTAATTAACTTAAGATATTATTATACACTAATAACTAGTAATTGACAAGCTAAAATTTTTACTGCTTTTACTAAAAAATTTTAAACATTTACTTTATGTACTATACAAGGTATAATTGAACCAGCTCTGGCTACGGCTACAGTATCTCCAATTTGGAGATCAAGAGCTTCTATAAATCCAGGATTATTTAATGTTGCTCTACTTACTAAAGCATCACCAATTTTTACTGGTTCTAATATGGCAGTAGGTGTTACTCTACCTGTTTTTCCAACATTCCACTCTACATCTAATAGTATGGTTTCTACAAAACTTGCTCGCTGTTTTTTAGCATAAGCACCTCGTGGATGTTTGCTAGTATAACCTAGTTGGTCAAATTGATAATTATTTTCTAATCTTACTACTGTGCCATCACTAGGATATATATTGCTAAGTTCAGGCTCTAGTACAGTATTTAACCCCAATTGTTTTAGTAGATGCATATCACCAGACCAAGTTTGACCTAGGTTTGGCGTTACTTGATAGGCAAAGAATTCAATAGCACGAGTTTTGAACTCTGCTAAATCTTTAAGATTTAGTGATCCTGCCGCATAATTACGACTGTTTTCTATATGAAGCGGAGCTACTATCTCACCTGTAATTTGTACAGTTATATTGCAAAGATTAATAGTTAGTGGCACTAAGCCACCATGTTCATATAATTTATCGGTAATAATTTGACCTTCAAGGCCATCACCACGAGTAAGTGCTTGTGTTAGTATACCGTCTACATATAATAGACTGATAGCAGCACCATCTAGCTTAATACTTGCAGTAACATCTAAGCCTGCTAATGGATCACTTTTACCTTCATCTTCATAATATTTTTGTAAACTATACATAGGATACAAGTGCTTGGCTTTACGCCCATGCACAGCTGTACCAATTTTATTGTAATCACAGCTATCTGCTAATTGATCAAATACATGATCGGGAATAGTAGGCTTACCCGCATAGTAGGCTTCACTGGCTTTATCTAATAGTTTATGTAATTTATTCATAAATAATATTATAGCAGTTTAAGGTTTATTTGTCAAGTTATTTTTTACTAATATGGTCGTAAAAAAACTTAATTATTTTCTCTCCTTCGGCTTTAGCGCAAATATCTAGAAGTCCATATAACAAACTATGTATATTTTCAATACTAGCTGGTATGCTTACGCCTTCACGACTAGGAATCCATTCACCTTCATAATTTAAAAAATATTTACGCAGTTGAATATAAGTAACATTTTTAAAATCGTTCACTACTAGCTTAAATTGAAAACCTTTTTCTAGATTTTCTTCTATTAAACGTTCATAGAGAATATTATTATCCATGACGTTCAGGATATAGTATTTTTAAATTATTTAATATAGAAGTTAAAACACTATCTTCTAGTTGATTAAAATGATTATTTATTAAATATTGATGTAATTGTCTTGATTCGTTACCTCGACCAATCCACCATGCAGATAATGCTTTTTGAAAAATTAAGTAATTACGTCCGCTATATTTTAGTTTTTTAGTATAACTATCATTAATTTCTTCTTTTTCAAGACCTAAGCAACTCATAGTATAGCAATCAAACCAATCATTTGACCATTCATAAACTTGACTTAAATAGTAGTATGCTTCTGGTCTGTTTGGTAGTAAATTTATTGCATGTTTATACAGTGTCATAACACTGTGCTTTCTATTACCAGGAACTTGGAAACACTTTCCACACTGTATTAAACAGTAATATTGCATATTTTTTTCAAAGGACATTTCTGCTGTTTGCAGATAATATGATAATGCAGCAGCATACTGTTCTAGTTTATAGTATTCATCTGCTAGATACAGTCTATTTTCGTCTGTAGGATTATATACATAGGAGTATAACAAGTTTTTTAATTGAGACATATACTCTCCATTAAACTTTCTGGTACTCTTAGTACATAACTAGCATTATCTTGATAACCAAAGCTAATTAAAAAATCTTCTTTATATTTAGTCATACCCGCACAAAACTCTATTTTTGCATCTAAAAAACTAAATTCTGATGTATGTTTAATTACATTCCAGTCTTCATCCCAAATTATAAAACAATGTCTATAAACTGCATTTTTTCTGTCTTGCTCACTCTTAAATAAATTAACTGTATGAACACAACAAAATCTGTACTTGTCATTTAGTCTAATAACTTGGCTGCCACCACGAAAATCTCTAGGGTATGCAAAGGCTTCTTTACCATGAAATACTTGTGTAGTAGTATTGTTTTCTAAATTTGCTAATACAATTTCTGTAGGATTGCACCATTTTGCATATTCAAATGGTTTGTCATTAATAGGCATCCAATTCTTTTCACAATAACTATCACCAAGAGGTGGTTTTAATCTATTTCTAGTTACTTCTTTAATATGTTCGCCATCAATTTCGATACCAGATAGTTCTATTCTACCTTGACCATTTGTTGTAGTATCTCGTCTGACTCCGCTTAAATATAGCTTATTGTCCCACTTAACAATTCTACAATCTTCTAGACCAACAAAATTCCAAATAGGAGCAACGTCTAATTTAGTAGTATCGACTTTTGATGTATAGATAGGTTCTAATGTTTGCTTATTTAATTCACCAAAATAATTTGTAGTAGTTAAAGTAAGGTCATTTTCTGGATGACAGTAGTGCAGCGGTCCCCAGAAACTTTCATATTTGCCGTTTTCGGCGTGATATAATGTTACCTGACAGTGTCTAATATTAAAGTACAATTTATCTACTTGTTCGTCATAGTATAGACTAGGATTAAATATACCTGTACCATTTGTTTTACTTAATTCTATTGTAATTGGATGCAGACTACCACCACTCTCCAGTACTTGTTTTGCAAAAACCGTCATTAAACTTTTACTCCAAGCTCTTTAATTTGTTCTAAACTTGCTAGTTCATATGCAGGCTGCCAGCAATATTGTCGTTGTTTATCATCCATTAGCCATAAGTGATAAATATACCCATGTTTAGGGTCAAGTTTTTCGCTATAAATTTTAGCTAACGAACAATATCTTGTGCTCCACACAGTTTCTCCTACTTGAAATCTATCTCTAACAGCTCCATCAGGGATAAGTTGCGGAGTAAAATAAGTTTGTCCTGGAATACGTAGTGGCACACTATACTCTTCTAAAACATTTTTAATAGTTGTTACACCGCGATACGTAGTTTTTGTGATACTATCAATAGTACTACCACTTAAGTATTCTTGAATAATAAATATTTTTTCATCTTTTGTAACCGGCTTGCCACGTAATTTTGCTCTATGTTCAGCATTTTTACGTTCACGTTCTTTATACTGTTCTAGAATTGTAGCTAGTCTAGTAGTATTGTATGCCATACCAAGTATTTGGCACGCTTCTTTTTTAGAAATAGGTTTTTTACCTATTTCTATAGGTTCAAGAAGTTTTATAACCCTATTAATGTTAGTATCTGTCATACGCTCTTCTTCAAGAGCCGTTTTTCTAGTTCTAGCCAATTATTTCTCCAGTAATAAAAGGCGGCTCTAGGCCGCCATTATTAAGCTGCTTTTTTAAGTACCGAAGTAAAATATACCGCCGCTTTGCCAGTAAGTTTACTCAAAATATCCTCATCAAGAGATCCACCAATAGTGATAATCATTGTTTTAAGTTCAGCAATACTTGCTTCTTTAGATACGCGTTTTGTACCTTCACCGCTTGCAGTTTTAGTAGAGCTGCTAGTTGGATCTTTTTTAACATAGACACCTGCTTGTACAAGCACCATGCGAACACCATTAGGACTCATTTCAATTTCTTCTGCGATATCTTTGATAATTTCAGTAGAACTTTCTGGAGTAGGTTCTGCCTGTTCATACATTGAAATAACTTTTGCTTTAAGTTCATCTGTCCAGCTTGATTGGGTAGCCATAATATTCCTTAGTGTATATTTAAATTTTGTTTAGGGTTTAATGTTTTAATTAAATCTTGTTCTAATAGTTTATTGTACATAGCTTCATTACTAATTACTAGCATATAAAGCAATGCACTTGGGACTAAGCTATCTGGGAGATTATTTAGTTCTGTTTTATTATCTACGCATAATTGTTCCAACTTTGCACGAAACTGTATACTGTATTTTATAGTTTCATGTAATTGAATACTGTCCCATATCCTGAATCTTTCAGACATATTCTACTTTAACATCAGACATATTTTCTGGTTTAAATCTACGATAACTGTGTTTAAGATCAAATTCTGTGATAAGACTCATAGTTTGTTCATACTGAACTCTACGAAGTTCGCTCATTTGCTGCATAAATACAGCAGCATTTTCTTCGTCTAGATTTGTAATATCCCAGCCTTCAATAAATTTACTAGGTGTAATAACTTCTATTACAGCCCGTTTACTAACCTCACCAACATCTTTAGTGTATATAAATTCAACTAGTTTCATGTGATGTTAATCCTCTCTGATTGAAATAATATTATACACTAGGCGGTGTATAAGTTCAATAAAAAATTTTTTAATCTTGTTTAAGCATTTCTCGACTTAGCGCTTCAATAAACGCTATACTTTGTATAGGATTAAAAAGTGGTATAAAAACAATAGGAGCAATTAGTGTACTTATAACGATATATACAGAAGAACTCAAAATAGGATTTCTAGTAAAAGAGTTATTTATACGCAATTCGCGTGCTTCTTGTAGAATAGGCCTGTAATAAAATAGCCAAGAACATATACCAGTTGTTATTGCAAAAACTGTGTATATTATCAAAGCCTCCATGGTAACGGGCCTTGTTTATAATGGGCACGTGCACCAATACTAAAATCTACTCTACTTGTTTGATTAACCTTTATAACTGCCTTAGATTTATTATAAGTATTTAACGCATCTTGTTGAATTTTATGATTGCTATTAAACATGTCCTTATTAACAAATCCAGCAAAATGTTTAAACAATTTAGCTATGTGAACCATACCGGGAGTCCAAAAAGGTTCTTTAGGTGTTTTACGACGATATTTAATATTGTCTATAGCTTTTAGAGCTATTTTATCTTGCGGATGAATTTTTAAATGACGATATAATTTTTTACGCCTGTTAACCTCCCAGATTTTATCTGATCTATATCTGTTCCAGTAGTTTTGATCACTTTTACTACTAGTTTTGCCTTTGGCCATTTACACCTCAATATAATTAATTAGTGATTCTTCACTATCCCACAACCACTGCTGTAGCTCATAAGCATTATCAATGCCGTCAGGCACGTGATCATAATCTAAGAAATGCAACATTGCATCTAGTGGATCACTAGCCCAAATAATTTCTAAATCGATACCATCATCCTGAGGGTGTTGAAAAGCTACTACATATTTTCTTTCTTCTTTCATAGTCCATTTCCTAAATATAGAATAAATATTATAGCAAACTTAACCTTATAGTTCAATATAATTTTTTTATAACAAAAAAACCAGCTTAAGCTGGTTTTGGTGGTGCCCCCTCCGTGAGTCGAACACGGCACCTACCGATTATGAGTCGGGTGCTCTAACCAAGCATGAGCTAAGGGGGCTAAATTCTTTCTAAGACTGTAAGACCATTATTATTGGTTTTATGTAATTTTATTTTCCAGTGATGATTTTTTGATAAAAATTCTAGAATTGCTGGTAGCAATCCTAATTTATCTCTATCTTCGCCTTTAGTACCATAAGTATGAGTATCATGAAAAACTAAATATTTATTGGCTTTATTGCCGTGGATATTTAACTCTTGCTTAAGTTGATCATAAGTGTGCCAAGTATCTATAAATAGTAAATCAGTATTATTAATTTCTAAATTTAATACATCTGCTTGAGTATATGACACATCTCTATTCCGATCTCTAGCATAATCAAATAACTTTTGTACACTAGTATCTAAACTAAGATGATAGGCTTTTATAGTATTTATTTTACTAGCTAAAAATGCTCTTGTACTCTGGCCATCTCTGGTTCCAAATTCAGTAACAGAATTACACTGATCAGCTAATTCTTTTAATATAGGCAAATGTTCATTGATATCAGTAGATTTATTACAAGCACTAACATATTCTAGATCTATTAGATCAGTAATAACAGGTGACTTTGGTAATAAATATTCTTTTACGGCTGGCAATAGAAATATCTGTTGTGGTAATAAAGATTCTGGATATAGTTTTAGTACTGTGTCTAATTCACCACTAGGCGAAATCATACCCTCAACTGGTTCTTGATCGTGAAAATCTTCAATAGAAGAACTACTATAACTATTGCCTAGTATGTTTTGAAATTTATCATTGTAGTGTGTAAAATTTTTACGTTTTAAATTTCTATGATATTTTTTGCCCATCCAACTAAAATGCCAACCTAAATCTTCTACACGTTTAGAGTCGTGATGTAAATATCTAATTGGAAAAGGATTATTAATATTAGATCTAATTTGTGTAGGAGTTGCTTTTTTTAGTTGAATTTTTGTTGCCATAAATAAGGCACCATCCCACAATTTAGGATGGCCTGCGGTTTTGTAGACTCTAAGATTTGCGCAACCTTCTAGGTGTACAAGAGGTACTTTAATAATAACATCTTGATGTGCTAATACTGTAGCACCTAACCATTGTAGATGTTTAGGATCAATTATTTCATCACTGTCACTAACTAAAAATAATGTATTATCACTGTAATTATCCAGTATAGATAATAGTGAATCTTTTTGCATGCGTTCTCTTGTTCTAGCACGAATAGATATTTTATTTTTATTATCTTCATAACAATTAAAAATATCTATTAATTCTACTGGAAGTTTATCTTCTTCTGGAATATCAATCCTAATTACTTGAATTTTTTTACCTGGTAAATTAAGTTCTTTAATTCGTTCTTCTAGTTTATATTCAATAGATATACCACTGTGGGTTTTATTAGATTCGCAAATTATAAATTTATCTACATAATCTTTTAAAATATTAATTCTTAATTCTAATAATTCTTTTCCTGTGCCGTCAAAGTAAGGAAAAAAGTCAATAATTTGCATAATTAAAACCCTAAATATTTACTTCTTGCAAAAAATATATCAAAAAAACTCATTTTTAATTCAATATCTGGCTTATTAAATGGATGCTTATAAATATCTAACCAATGCCAACCAGGTCCCCACTTCTTATTCATATAAGCATGTTCATTTAAAAGTCTAGCATAATCTATTTTTTCTTTTAATTTTGGATCAACACGAAAAGTTTGACCACCACTTTGGGCATAGTCCATTGTTTCACCATGATAGTATGGTAATTCAACAGAACTCTTTTTTATCGGATCAATAATTGTTCTTATTAAGTAATCTATATCTTCTGAATATGCAGGATATAAATTTTCATCAAATAAACCAAATTTATGTACTGCCCAGTCTTTTATTAGAAATACATCCCAACAACCTAGAGTAATTATGCCGCCATTTCCGGGGGATACATAGTGTTCTGCTTTACTAAATACTATACCAGTTTCCGGATCACTAGCTTTTTCAACCATAGTCTTTAACCAACCAGCGGTAAATGCTATATCATGATTCGTTATTATCCAATATGGAGCCATCAAGTAACATTTAATTATTAAGTTCCAGGCTCCAGCACAACCAATATTACCAGGAAAATTTGTTAAACTTATTTTTTTAATAAATTCTTTTTTAGTTTGTACTAACTGCTCTAGTTGAGCAGTAGTTTTTTCATTAGCACTATTATTAACTATAAACAAATTATCTACTGGATAATCTATACTATTAATTAATCTTTCTAACCAATGAACACCATTAACTATGGGTACACCTATTACTGGTATAGACTGCATATTTATGATACCTAGAATTGGTACTCAATAACAGATTCGAACTGCTGACCCTAGCCGTGTAAAGGCTATGCTCTACCGCTGAGCTAATTGAGTACTGAAATATTTTTTATATGGAGCGGCAAATCGGCTTCGAACCGACAACATCCTGCTTGGAAGGCAGGTACTCTACCATTTGAGCTATTGCCGCATGGAGCGGGTAATGGGACTTGAACCCACGACATCAACCTTGGCAAGGTTGCACTCTACCAGCTGAGTTACACCCGCAATATTTTTATTTTTACTTTTAAAAATTTATGCTCATCGATATACCAACAAATATATAATCTAGGTACTTCATGAGCAATAAATTGTACTGTTTTATTCGTCCCAACTATCATCAGTGTTATTAGCTTCTTCTTCTTTGTTGTCACTTAAGACTACAAGACTAACACCAGTATGGTTAGCTAGTTCATCAACTAGAGCTGCAATATTTCGTAGAAGATCAACGTGATCATAGTGATCATTTTCATCACACTCAAAACTAACACTCATTCCTGCATGTTTAAACTCTAGTTCCATGTTATTCCTTTAAATTTGTTTAAACTTTTAATTATAGTGGGAATTTTTGGTAACAAGGAAATTCCCAGAACCCCGATCAAGTTTTAAGCGGCTAGCTTAAATTCCTGATAAAAATGCTCATCATTTGCATTTATTTTAATTTGCTTCTTTTACGGAGATCGCCTGCCGAGTTGTCCACTGCAATACTATTTACCCCGTCGAATCTAAGTCGGGCCCATCAGAAGCACACTAACGTATAAGTTTGCAACCTTATACTAACCCGCGGAAGCTGTACCGGTATAAGTCCGCATTTATGTATTAAGTGGCAGTGCGCTTTTGGTGGACCCGGCGAGGAACTGCCCCCCGCGTCCGCAGTAAGTTTCTATTAGCTTCATACAACTATAACTTGGTGCCCTTTGACAGAATTGAACTGCCAATTGATGATTACAAATCAACTGTTATACCATTTAACTAAAAGGGCTTTAAAGTGCAATCTTTTGATTTTGACAAAGTTCTTCAAAACAATCCCATAACTTATTAAACTTTACTTCATAAATAGTTTCTAAGCCCAGCAAATAATTTGTAATCTGATCTTGGCTTGGTTTACCCTCTAAGATTAATTCGTTTAAGTATTTAATTTCGGTAGTAATTTCCCAGTTTTTGAGAATTAGTTGCTCTAGGTCAAATCTAGTATATTTCATTGATTTAATATAAATTTTAATCTGTCAGCTGCATAGCTTGCAGCAAAAGCATCTGGTTTAATTAAAGCTTCAACATCGCAAGTACCTCGAATATAGCCTATAGCTTGTTGCACTACTTGATTACTAGCATAGCACTCCTGTGGATTAAGGTCTAGGTGTATTTCGACATGACGATCCTCAATTACATCTTTTAGTTCTAAGTAAATTTCGCTAACTTTATAGACTTCAGTCATCAATCTAATACTAGGCCTATTCTTCTTTTGATCATAGTCACGTTCACGAACATGATAACCAAATATTTTACAACCGTGTTTGCCGTCTATGTGTACTACGATAGCCACAGTATAGTCAGCCCACCAAATCTTCTCGTGCTGACTTCGCTCGCTATCTGCGCCTAAGTAGATCCTACTCTCCTGACTAGTTTGCAGAATATAATTTTTTACTTCCTTAATGTCAAAAGGTTTCATATTATTCTCGTACTGTTCTAGCATGGCTACTAACAAGTAGCCATATTAAAATACTCTTATAAAGAATATTTTAATATGGCGATGCGTATGGGATTTGAACCCATGATCTCTGCCGTGACAGGGCAGTACATTTGGCCAGCTATGCTAACGCATCTAGTATGGGGCTTCTAGTTGATTTACTATATATGTATAAACCTGTTTACGACCGTCACTAGTATTCCACAAATCGTCAGGTATTTCTCCATCGAACGCACGATTAGGGCTATTCCACCAGCGTTGAACTAGCTCGTCAGTGCCTAGTAGTGCTTTTAATATATCGTTTACTTTTTTGTCCATATTATTCCTTGGTAGGGATGAAGGGAGTCGAACCCTCATACTTTGCAGCGACAGATTTTAAGTCTGTTGTGTATACCATTCCACCACATCCCTGATGTTAAACTTCTATAGTGCCATGACTGTATAGAATATATACACGATTATAGCTGCTGTATAAATATTCAATATCGCGAATACTGCAATATGGCCCGTTTTCAATACGAAAGTCTTTACCCGAGTGCCAATCGCTAATAACTTCTTCTCTAGTTTGCCAACATTTTCGCCAGGGGGCTGGTTTTAAATATAGGTTGTCAAGTAGTTGTTGAACAGCCATTTGCTTTCCCTTACCGAGTAAAATAATATTATACACCGTAAAGCAGAATAAGTCAAGTGTAAAAATTTTATTGCGGGCACTTTGCCCGCAATAATTACTTACTATTTACAAAGCTATATAGTTTCTTAGCCTGTTCAATAACATCTTCAAAAGTATACATCTTAGGAGTAAACTCCTGATATTTTTGCATTATATCTTGACCGCTTTTAGCCATTTCTTCAAATGCTCGCCTTGTAAACTCTGTATTGACTTCAAACTGTTTGTCTAGATAATCTTTGCTCATTTTAAGTAATTGAGCCCGAATTTCAAAAGGATTCATATTATTCTCCGTGATGTGTGTGTTGCCAGTTTTTTTTAACTAGACTGGCTACTAGTTCGTGCCAAAGCGAATCGCATGTTCACGGAGGTATTGACGATAGGCTACTGAAGCCTTGTCGGCCGCACAATGTAGTTCCAAACTTTGCTCAAGTGGCAGGCATTTGGGTTGTTGCGATTCTACAATCGGTAGATCTTGAGCAAATATTTGGTCCTGAAACTCGAGCAAAGTATCGTCGCTTGTTTCGAGATCAAAAAGCGCTAAACGGAACCACACCGTAGAACTTTCTGGTTCGTGAGGGCAGATGAATAAGGCGATGCCATCTCTCTGCTTGCCTTTATAAAGCGCGGCCTGAAAGGGGGCCCTTACTTCGTAGCGATAGTCGATAAGCGCAGCTTCGCTCGCATCCGCGCTAGTCTTTGGTTGCCAGACCTGCGCGCTTTCAACAACGAGACCCCAGGCATCATGCACCACACGGTAATCCGGGATCTCACAATGATCACGATGGCCTAGCAAGTGCTCATGTACAAAGGCAAAGTGCCCCATATCTAGAAAATTTTCGACAATTCGTGGTGCGGAAGCTTTTACCTTATAAGGACCGCAAAGCAAATGTCGCCTCGACAAATCCGCTTCAGCCTCAAACAATGGCATTTGAGCATTGCCCTTAGCAATCCAGACCAGGCCAAATTCAATCCGAACATCATAACGATGTAATCGGAATGACTTGGGCGGGCTAAAATAGGGTAATGCCGGCACCTCGGTGCACTGCCCTTGCTGGTCAAAGCACCAACCGTGATAGGCACATCGAAGCTGTCCGCCCTCGATACGACCTAGAGAAAGTGCTGCCCCTCGGTGCGGGCAGCGATCGACCGCTGCATGGATGAGCCCTTGATCGAGATCGCGCCACAGCACTACCTGTTCGCTTAATAGCACAGTCGTTACCAGTTCACCTGGTGAGAGACTATCGGCACGCCAGACCGGATGCCAATAGCCCCATTCAGCAGCTATGCCCATTTATTTACCGCTTGGAACTTTACCTTCGACGCCTTCTACAAAGAAGTCGATCTTGCTTTTCCAAGCGTCATCAGCTACCTTATCCTTCGATAAAACTACTTTACCGGTGTTGTCTTTGATTGGGCCTTTAAATACAGCAAAAGTTCCTGCCTTGAGTCCAGACTTGACTTCGTCAACACGTTTACGAGCTGCTTCAGGTACTGAGTCTGGTACTTTGATCAAGTCATTAGCGCCTTCTTTAGTGCCCCATTTTGTGTCACTGGTCTTCCATGTACCACTAAGAACGTCATTTACTGCTTTTTCATAGTATGGACCCCAGTTTACAATGGCTGAGCCTAGGTGTGCCTTGGTAGCAAAGGCACTCATGTCACTATCCCAACCAAAAGCATACTTACCATTCTTTTCAGCAGTTTGTAGCACTGCGGTACTGTCAGTATTCTGTAGCAATACATCAGCCTTTTGATTAATCAGTGCCTGTGCTGCCTCTGACTCCTTAGGCGGATCAAACCAAGTGTTTATCCATACTACTTTAGTAGTAACTTTAGGGTTAACACTTTGTGCACCTAGTGTAAAAGCATTGATATTACGTAAAACTTCTGGAATAGGAAAACTACCAACAAATCCTAGTGTATTAGTTTTTGTCATGGTACCAGCAACTACACCTGCCATATATGCATCTTCATAGAATTTAGCTTCGTATACGCTAAGATTGCTACTAGTTTTATATCCTGTGGCATGTTCAAACTTAACATCAGGGTGGTCTTTTGCTACCTTTTCCATTGCATCACCAAAACCAAATGATGTAGCAAAGATTAGTTTATTGCCTTGTGTTACTAAGTCACGAATGACACGTTCTGCATCAGCACCTTCGGGCACCTTTTCCACAAAAGTGGTTTTGATCCTATCACCAAACTTCTGCTCGATATGTTTGCGTCCATTATCATGTGCAAAAGTCCAGCCAGCATCACCTACTGGCCCTACATAGATAAATCCAACTTTAAGAGGTTCTGCTTTGGTAACTTCTACCGCTTTAGCTGGAGCTGGTTCTTCTTTTTTAGTGCCGCAGCCAGCTAGTGTGAATGCAACTGCTGCGGCTAGTGCTGTGTGTATAACTGTACGTTTATTCATCTATTACATTTTTCCTGGTTTTTTCCGGCCTGGTTTTTTCATTGGTTTGTAACTCATTTGTAAGTTTCCTTTTTCTAGCGTATATTGCTCGTTCTGCTGCTTTACAACTGCCAAGTGTATCAAATTGGCAATCGCCCTTTTCTCCATACTTATACTTACCATTACTACATTTATAACAAGGCATTATAGTGGTTCTATTTTAGTTAGAGTACTTACCTTGTGTCCTACAATAGTGTCAGTAGGTTTATACTTACCATTACTATCGGGCCTATACACACGAATAAGAGCGCCAGGATCTTCTTTAGTACCAGTAATTTTAAAACTACTGCCAGGTACGTTAGCTTCACCACTAGTAATTATTCTAGTAACTTTACCACGTGCAGTGCCACCACTACTATTCCAACTAACACTGTCACCACGTTTTACAGTGCCAGCTTTGGCTTTATTAAAAGATTCTAATATGCCATTATAAAACTCTAATTCATATAATTTATTCATATTAATTCTCTGTATTGGTATAGGCTTTGTAAAGTTCAACATATGCTTTATCAAACTCTTCTGGTGTACAGTTAGTATCGTAGTACACTAGTTTATAAAGTTGATCTTTACTTAGATTCATATCATATTTTAAATACCAAAAAATACTTTGTAGAATACTATACATTATAGGTAGTTCTCTACAAATTGACTACTAGCAAGATTTTTTTGTTTGCTTTCACACATAATGTCAGCCCACTCATTGTGAATAGCCGCCCAACTATTTACTCTACTATTCCAGTAGTAATCGCTGTGTGCTCGCAACTTAGCTGATGTGAAAC